TGGTTGGTGGAAGACCCCGCCAGGGCGAATAGACCAATCAAACGACTGTTATGGATACCGCGCCATAACGCAGGGCACCCTCCAGGCTGATTTAACGCCAAAACCTCGCAGATTAAGGGGTTCCTGAAAGATGCCCTGCGTTATGCGTTGTGATGGGGGTTAAGGCACCCCGACCTTCATGTTTTATCCTGCGTCCAGGCATGACGCTCTACTACCCTGAGCTACACCACAACGATAATCGGAATCACCAGAGCGGAATATTTTTCAACCGGATGTGTACGTCAGGGAGCCTAATTCCGATTATCGTTGTGAGTTGTGGCGGTGGTGCCTCCACCTGCCGGAACGGCCAGACCCGGCGGCGTCACACTATTAAGAACGCATTCATTTTTAACGTTGAATGGGTTGGCCTCGCCGCGTGCGCATAGCCGCAATTACCACAACGGTCAGGGCGCTGCCGTGCCAGGGACTTGTACCTGGACTAACCGGACGGCTTCACGCCTCAACGCCCTTACCTGTTGTGTGCCGGGATTCCACCGGCTCCCATCTGTTTTTTAAGCCACTCAGATATCGTCTGGGCTTGTTGTGGTGGCCGGTGCTGATCTCCGGCTTGTATACAGGCACCTTGTTCTTCCGAAGCTCTCCTGCGCGCATCAGCCTGCGCATTCACCACAACGGAAAGAGCACTGGAACTTGGGCTGGGTATTACCGCATGTCTTTCGACTTCGAACCAAGGCTGACATTACCCAATGCTCTTACCTGTTGTCCCCTGTCTGCTTCCAGGGTGCCACACCGTACCGCCACGATGGTGAATCGCTCGTTCGTGCCGGGTAAACACGCGGCTTGCACATTCCGGCTACCTGCTACGGGGATGATGGAAGCAAAGGCCCGTTCAGACCGCTAACGGCACATGTGCCATGCACCGAGGATTTAAATATAGCAAACCGCAACGAGTTGTTGCAACTATAGAACGAAAAAAAGCCCGCTGGAACGGCGGGCATGGAAGTCGAGCAATGGGATGTTGTTCAGGCAAAGTAACTATAGCATCGCTGTTTACCGTTTGCACTGTTTCACTACATCATTGATGTAGCTCTGCAGGTACTCTATTTTTGTTTCCCGTCGCTGGATTCCGGCCCGGATATCGAGAACAACTGATCCAGCTTCGGCAGTAAGCTCGGCTCCGTCTCCATCGCCCACGCTGCTGGCGCTGGTACTTCCGCCTGCGGCGTGCTGACGGGCTGCAAGGTTGGCTGTGGCGAGGTTTGCTTCAAGGATCCGCACCCGCTTATTGCCAGTGGCAACATCATAGCGCAGAGCAGCATTTTCACGTTCGGCATTTGCTAATTTCTCCTGGGCTTCTTTATCGGCAGCAGCGGCGGCGGCCTGGGCCTGTTTCTGGCGCTCCAGGGCTTCGGCAGTATCCTGCTGGGCTTTGGTGGTGATCGCTATCTTCTCGCGGTCCCACTTCGCTTTTTCATCAGCGTGTTCAGTTTTGAGGGTCGATGTTTTGGCATCGATGCGCAATTCCTGCACATACCACACGGCGAGACACCCCAATAATGTGCAGATAATGCACATTGCGGAGGTTATTTTTGCGGAGATAAGAGGCGGGATAGTCATTTGATTTCGCCCTCTATGCGCTCTTCATCGGTGGCGACCTTCCCAGCTGCTTTCTTTGCTGCTTCTGCGGCATCTGCGGCCTTCGTAGCTGCCGCTGCAGCTTTTTGCGCTGCTTGCGGTGCGATGGTAAGGCACATATCAAGCGCAGCCTGTCTCGACTGGCGGGACTCTTCATAGGCTGTTCGTATGCTGGAAACCTCCGACGCGGCTCGCTTGGAAATAAGCAGGTGGCTCGCGGCAAAACCGGCGCAAGCACCGGCAATGCTGAACAGCGCAGCGATCCCCCACACAGCCCGGCTGTGACGGATTTTCTTTTCGTCTGTCATGATGTTCTCTCCACGGCGGCCCGGAGTCTCTGGACCTCTTCAGACAATTGCTGATTTGTCGTCGTCAGCGTCTGAACCTTGTCCTGGATGATCTGGAGCTGAGCGGACAGGTCTGCAATCTGCTTAAACTGCTCGTTGCGCTCCTGCTCCACTGCGGTAAGGCGCTCCCGGAGGCGGGCGTTTTCCTCCTGAAGAACCTGAATCATGTTAACTTCTGCACGATCCCCAGCCACGTCCGCCGCCGTGCTGGCGAGGGTCTTTCGGAGCCAAAAAAATCCGCCGATAAAAGCGGTAATGGCTGCACCAATTGCGCCAAGAGTACCACCACCAGGGTTGAACTCGTCCATCAGACACCTCCGAACTGTTTGTAAGCGGAGGACATTTTCGTGTGGTACGAATTCTTAGCGAAATTTGGCCCATTGTAGATGCTGGCAAACGACGTCCAGTCTTTCGCTTTCAGCGCTTTTACCAGTCGCGGATCGGCCTTAATGAAGCGAACGAACGTATCGAGCTGACCTGCGGCCTTGTACTGGTCGTTAATGAACGCCTGCAGGGTCGGATAGCCGAGCGCTTTCCAGTGGTATCCCATGACCTGAAACGACCCCCAGGAGGCGGACTCCAGCGCGCAATCGCGGTCGTATTTGGCTGCGGTATCGAGACGTTCGTGCTCATCCGCTCCACCGAGATAGCCGCCGGGGGTTGAGCTACAGATACCGGAGGGGATCTTGCTGGTATCGATGCCTTTGGCGATGAGCCGTTTTTTGAAGATGTGACGTTCGAAAAGGATTTTCGGGCGGCCGTCTGCCAGGAAGCCGTTCCCCGAACTTTCGACGGAAGAAACCGCCTTCACTGCTGCAACAGGAACACCGAGCTTACTGGCGGCGTCCTGATAGTCTTTTTCTGTAAGTGACTGCGACATGCGCGACTCCTTGAAAGGTCGCCGCACGTCTTGCGCAGCTTGGTAGGTATATTTCGATTTTAGACCGAGCGTTGCCATAACCACAACAGACAAAAATAAAAAGCCCCCGGCTGAAACCAGGGGCTAGTGGCGGTTCGCGATGATTACGTGCCGCCGTCACGCGCATACCCGCGCCGAAGCAGACGCGGGGAGGAAAGGCCCGAAAGCCCACACACCAAGCCGGATCACGCGCCAGCGTAGGTGTGTTCCGTCCTACCGATATACCTTACCAGGCTGCTCTTCCTGGAGTCGCGGTATCAGCTTCTGGTTATAGTTCATGCCACCCAGGGCTTGACCGCGATATTTCTCACGTCTTGAAAGCGAACTGCGGACAGCAGCACCATCGATGCGCATTTCCGGGTACTTTTCAGAGTATGCACGCATCTTATCAGTAATCTGGTCCACTTTCTTCTCATCACCAGCTTTCCAGGCCTTATAAAAATCGCCCAGCAGCTTACTGCGCTCCTCGGTGATCGCCTTCTGCTTGTTCATGTTGTAGCTGTTTAACTTGTACTGCTCAGTGACACGCGCTGGCGTGAAGCCCATCGCCTGCTTGAGAACGTCCCAGCCGCCTACCTCATCGACGATAGGATCACCATTTTTGGTGGTGACGCCTTCGCTGTAGTAGCGGTAGGCCTTCATCGGGTCACGGATTGCCTTCGGCACCAGGTTTTCCATCCCGCGCCAGGTGTAGCCGTCCTGGATCTGGCTAATGCCGCGCACGGCAGTGTACGGAATGGATGATGCCGGGCCTAACAGTTGCTGCAGCCAGTACAGGTATGCGGAATCCCCTTCCCGGTCCATGTCATCGGAACGGAACCACAGATCCCCGAAGCCGATACGGCCCGACAGCTCGACGCCGAAGGCATAGCCAGGTACGCCGTCCATCATGATGCCGACCATCGACGGCGGCAGGTACTGGAGAAGCGTCTTTTTCAGCTCCACTTCCGGATCCTCGCCATCGTCAGAGAACATACCGGCGATGACCATCAGCAGGCCGTATAGCGGCAGGCCGCGAATGCCGGTATTGAACGCCAGCGACCCCAGCAGGCCAATCATCTGTGTCCGCGCTTCGCGACGTTCCTGCGCGTTACGCGGGTTGATGATCTCGTATGTGGTGTAAGCCAGGTCCGAAATCATGTTCAGCGAGTAGTTGCGGAACACCAGCAGCGCTTTGCCGGTGTTGCTGTGCATGACCGCCGGGCGGCTGCTGTTCTGGTAGTCATAATGTGAGTCCCAGGTCAGCTCTGACGCCTTCCGGATCGCATTCTGGTGGTCCAGGCCACGCTTACGCGCAATCCGGTACGCGGCGAGGAACGTCGCTTCGCGGTTGATGCGCTCAGTGTGGTGGAACATGAACGACATTGCCGCCATGATGCGGGCGCGCGTCGGGCGGTACTTGATACCACTATCCGCAATGCCCGCCACATCATGAGACTGGGTACGGGTGATAAGCCCGATCCGGTATGCCTCACTGACGGCCGCTTTTTCCTGCGGGGTGACGCGGCGCGACTGCTCTGCGAAGGTGCGCCCGTTGGCAAGGTCAAACATCGCCTTATTGATTTGCCCCAGCGCTACCGCCATGCCCCGCGCGGTTCCCTTGTCGTAGAATGCAGCCAGTTTGGATGGTGCGACGATCACGGTCTGCCCCATGTTCACCAGCGCCGCCGCCGGGCTTTGTGCCAGGTACCACATAAACGCACCCTGGGTGGCGACCTGCGCAATGCGGTTGCTGGTCGGGTTCATGACGTACTGGTGGTTCTTCTCGGCCTGCTCCAGCACCAGCCCGCTACGTGTCGGATTGCGGGTGTATTTGGTCTGGCGCTTCGCCTCGTCCAGCTGGTCCTGCAGATCCATCGCAAACTTCATGCGGGCGGTCTGGTGTGCGCCGTGGAACATGTGAGACGCGAACGCACGCAGCGCATCCTCTTCAAAACCGGCGCGGCCTTTACGGTGGATGCGGTTTTTGCGCAGTGACATATCCGGCATACGCTCCAGGTAGAGCTGCCAGACCTGATCCTGCGTCTCTTTCGCCGCTGGCAGTCCCTTCAGAATGTCCTCGATGCGCGCAACGAACTCCGCCGGAACCTGCTTGCGCAGCTCTGCGGTTTTAGAAATCAGACCAGTTTCAACATCAAACCCCTGCTTACGCAGCTCCTTCGCTACGCGAGACTGCTGGAAAGGCGTCTCCTGGCGGGAGAATACCTCGATCTCATTGGTCTTTTTGTTGCGGGCGGTGACGAAGTAATCACCGAAGCGCGCCAGCGGGAAATAAGGCCCAGCCAGGCGGTTGCTTTCGAACTCCTGGCGCAGCTGGTTAACGCGGGCGCGTCGGTTCCATGCATCGCGACGGCGGGCGTTATCGAGTTTCTTCTTGGCGGCCGTAATGGCTTTTTCGCGATCCTCTCCCTTCAATCCCTCGTCGTTGATGGCCTGCATCTCGTCCTCAAAATCACGCTGGGCTTCCTTGATGCGGAACTCCATCGCTTTTTCCAGGTTGGCGACGATGATCGCCTCCTGGGTGTTGGCGAGCTTGCTGTACAGGTCGCGAACGTCGCGGTAGAGCGCCTGGCCTTCCGGAGACAGCTTCTGGAACTCGGCACTCAGCCTCGTCCATTCCTTCTCGCGGGCAGACTCATCCATCGCCTTTTTGTTGGCCTGCTGCCATTCATCGCTGCTGGTTTTCTTGTCACGGAGGATCTTCAGGTCCGCACCATTCAGGCGGCTTTCGAACTTCTCGGACGGGTCAGCCTGCGCCAGCGTGGACTCATGCATGATTTGCATCAGCTGGCTGTTCTCGGCAGCGTTCTTGGCCCGGTACTTCTGCCAGCGCTGCGCCAGTTTATCGGTGAGCGCGTGCCATTCATCGCGGAACGTGTCCATCTTCAGCTTAATGTCGGCGTATTCGCCCAGCGCCGGGATATCCTTCGCCACGCGCTTCAGCAGGAAGCGGCCAGGCGTCCAGTGCAGCAGCGTCGGCATGGCAGCGGTAAGGGCGTCGCCGGTCAGATCGCGGGTTGCGTCAATCTTCTTGCCATAGAAGGCTTCCGCCTCTTTCTTGGCTTCGCCCGGCTTCATGCTGTAAGCCGTATCCGTGGCCCCTTTTACTGGGCTTTGGTTACGGACGGCACCGGCGGCCAGCGCGCGAAGCTGTGATGGAGTAACGTCGCCCAGCTGCACACTAAACCGCTGCTGTACCCAGTTTTTCACGGTACCGATCACGGTTTCGGCCCACTTCCGGATGCCAGGAGGCATCTGCTCGAAGTGCTCGACGGCATACGCGCCCAGCTCTTCAGCGCGGCGACTGCCTTCCTCGCTCTGCTCGATACGGGTATAGGCGCGATCCCATGCGGTTTCGCGGCCCTCGCGACGGCTGGCGGCCTCCACATACTCATTGAGGCGGGAGATCAGGTTATTCCAGCGCGGCGAACCGCTGATAGCGTTCATGCCAGAGTGGAACAGCTCATGCATCAACACCGATTGCGCCGTATCTGCTGTCAGGTTCGACAGCGCCAGGTGGATACTGCCGTCAGGATCTACCCAACCGGCAGCGTCAGCACGGCGGTTTTCCGGCGGTGTGTCGTGAATGACGATCCGCCCATCTTTCTGCAGTTTCGCCACCAGCGCACCGGCATCGCCGCGCGCCAGGGCACCACGAACAGCGCGGTTAGCCGCAACGGAGTATTGCGGTTTCGGCTCTTCCGTTGCCGGGGCAGCAACGTTTTCGGCAGGCTTTTCGGCCTTCTTCGGCTTCAGCTGGTCAACCACTTCGGCATGACGCTTACGGGTGTCCTTCAGCTCCTGCGCTTTCGGCCATTCCGCCAGCTGCTCCTGCAGTTTCGGGATCTCTGCCAGCACCTTCTCACGGCCCTGCTCCATGACGGTGATAGCGTCGCCCAAATCCTTCACTGCGTTGCTGATACGCATCGTCAGGCCCAGCGGGTCGGCACCGATACCGAAATTGACGGTATAGGAACCAGCGCCCTCCAGGTTGATGGTGAACTGCTCGGCGCTGGTGCGCTCCATGCTCATCGGGAAATCGCCATACTGGCCGATCTGGCGCTCATCGCTGTGGTTGTGCTCCATATCGGCAGCGATAGACAGTAACGCTTCGCCTGCGTCCTTACGCTTCTCCAGCTCCTGGCCGTTGATGGTCATAGCGAACTTGTCCGGCACCGACAGGTTTACGTCCTGGCGCAGCTCGTCCAGAGACTTCGCCATCCACTCGGCTTTGCGGCGCTGCTGCTGGATGGTATCGCGGATACGATACTGATCGCGGTCGAAACCGGCGCGCTCGTTCTCCAGGCGGCGCATTTTCTGGCGCAGGGTCATCTCTTCCAGGATAAGCGGGTTGCCGCTCGATGCCGCTTTCATTTCTGCTGCGTTTGCAGCCTCGCCGCCAATATCCTCAACTTCGCGCTGCGCGGTGTTACCCTTGCGAACCTGCTCGATAAAGCGGGCTTTCGCTTCCAGGGTCTGCCACATGCGGCTATCGAGGGTCTGTTTCGTCGCATAGCGGTAAACGCCGACTTCGAAGCCCTCCGGATCGCGGTCATAGAGCTTGTTACCCTGGCGGATAATGCGCCCTTCACGCTGTTCCAGGTCGGACGGACGCCACGGCGCGTCGAGGTGGTGAAGCGCAACCAGGCGATCCTGCACGTTCATACCAGCGCCCATCTTCGACGTTGACCCCAGCAGGACGCGGACACGGCCAGAGCGCACCTTACCGAAAAGCTCTTCTTTCTGCAGCTCGGTTTTCGCGTCGTGAATGAAGGCGATCTCGTTTTCCGGGATGCCCAGCGCCACCAGCTTCTGTTTCAGGTCATCGTAGACGGAGAATTCGCCATCGAGCGCGGCCAGCTCGTCCGGACTGAGTTTGTCCAGCTGCTCGGCGGCGGCCTCGTCGCCTTGCTCGGCCTTCTCCACCAGGTCACGGATCCGGGCGGCCTCTGCTGCCTTGGCATTCTTCGGCGTCGAGAGATCGATAAACACCAGCTGTGCGCCACGGTCATCGGCCCACTTATCGTAGTCCTCTTTGATGCGGCGGGCGGCCTCATTGGTCTTGCTGCGCTCAAAGTCTGGCGCGCCTGGCTCGATGAGGCGCATATCCAGCGCCACCTTGCGGGCGTCACTCATGATTTTGAGCATGTTGTCCGCGCCCTTTTCTGCCTTCTTCGGCAGGTGCTCGGCGCGGTAGACCAGCGATCCCTGCGGATACTGCTCGATGCCGTTGTTATCGGTGGTTGGCTCCCCGATATAGGTTGCCTGCATGCTGCTGCGCGGCACAACGATGTTGGTCGGCTTCCCGCCCTTCATCTTCGGCACCGGCAGCTTTTTGCCCTGGGCGGCCAGCTGGCGGTTAATATCGTCGCGGTTGATAACGTCCGCGAACGAGGTGTAACGCTGCATCAGCTCCGGCATGTTCACGAATTTCGCGAAACGCGCGGTCATCTTGTACTTGCCAGACGGCGAAAGTTCCCAGTCGGTGACAACCTCACCAAACATGCGCGCCCAGGCGTCGAAGTGGGAAAGCCCCTGCGCCTTCAGGTTGTCGTAGTCCATGTAGCGCTGCATGGTGTACATCTCAGCCATTGTGTTGCTGATCGGCGTGCCGGTCGCAAACACAACGTTGCGGCCGCCGGTAGCCTTCAGGACGTGGCGGACCTTCATGAACATGTCCATCGCGCGCTGACTGCCGGACGCATCGCCCAGGCCTGCGACGTTACGCATGCTGGTGGAGTAAGCCAGGTTCTTAAATTCGTGCGCTTCATCGACAAACAGCGCATCGACGCCCAGCTCTGACCAGTACAGGGAATCATCCTTGTTTTCGCTGTCCACCAGCTTTTTCAGGCGCTCTTCCAGTGCATCACGGCGCTTTGCAGCATCCTTCACGTTGCGGCTGCTTTGGCCTTCAGCCTCCCGGATAGCTTCGATAGAGGATGTCAGATCGTCAATCTGCTCGCGGATAAACTCGGCTTCGTGCTCAGGATCTACCTGCACCTTGCCAAACGACGAGTGAGCAACGATCACCGCGTCCCAGTCGCCGGTAGAGATACGGGCGAACAGCTTTTTACGGTTTTCCTTCTCAAAATCGCGCTTCGTGGCGGCCAGCACCTTCGCGCCGGGATACAGCTTCACAAAGTCAGTCGCCCACTGCCCTACCAGGTGGTTCGGCACCGCAAACAGCGGTTTCCGCGCCAGGCCCATGCGGCGCAACTCCATCGCTGCAGCGATCAGGGTGAAGGTCTTGCCCGCGCCGACTACGTGATCCGCCAGCGTCGTACCGCCCTGCACAATTCGCCAGACGGCGTTAGCCTGGTGCGGACGCAGACGGATAATGTCATCGGAGATTTTGCCGGGGAACGTCAGGTGAGAGCCGTCATATTCACGCGGCACATCGGTGTTGAACTGGTCGTTATAGATACGCGCCAGCGACTGGCGGCGGGCATCGTCAGACCAGATCCAGCGGCCAAATGCTTCCTTGACCGCGTTCACCTTGTCGTTGGCGAGTTGGGTTTCCGTCTCGTTCAGCGTGCGGGTGCCGTCGCGGTGGTTATCGAAAATCTGGATCGCCTTCTGCGACGCAGCTGCTTCGAGGATTGTGCGAACGTCCGCTCGGTCGGTACCGTAGCGGGTTTGCGCTGCCGCCGACGACGCCAGGCCTGGGAATGACCATTTGGCGCTAACCGGGTTATAGAATGCCTTCGCGCCGCTGGTTTCCGCAATCATGTCGGCAAACGCGCCCATCGTGTCAGCTGGTAGCCAGGTGGCCCCAGGCTTAACGTTGATGTCCACTGCCTCGATATCTTTCGGCTGTACAGCCTCCAGCGCTTCAACGTTGCGGTTGAACGCGGCATCGGTCTTCGCCCTCTCGCGGGCACGCGCCAGCTTCGTTTTCACGTTGCCGGACAGGTACTCTTCGCGAGTTACCCAGCCTTTTTCCGGGTCGGAGTAAATCAGGTCATCCAGCTCGCGGATAATCTGGCTTTCTTCCTTGCCGTACAGGTCCGCCATCATCTCGATGTCAACGCGGCCTTTCTCGGCCAGCGATGCGACAAGAGCATCCTTCGCGGTCGCCGCGCTGGTGGGCGCGGTATATGGTGACTGGGTGCGGCGACTGAAGATAGCGGCCTTCTTCGCACTCGGCTGGCGGGCTTCCTCGCCGGTTTTTTTGGCGACGGTAGCAGAAAGCCCCTTATCGAAATCGTCTTCCAGCGCTGCCAGCTGCGGCCAGGTTGGATCGTCACGCAGTAAGCGCTTGTTCGCGTCCTGGTTAAGATAGCCGTGCTCTTTAACGAAAGCGTCATAGGCGCGGTTCAGACGCTTGCGGGCTGACTCGATAGCGGCATCGTCCGCCTTCGGATCCAGCTGCAGCTTGCGCAGCGCCGCCAGCTCGTCACGAACGCCGATCATGCCGACGACGCGGGCTTTTGCCTTTTCGTTCGGAAAACTGACTGCTGTCGCGCGAGTTTCGCCCAGCTCGTCGCTGTCACGCATCATGACGTTATCGCCATCGAGGAAGACGGATCCAACGCGGGCATTCTCCGCCACGACACTGGCCCGACTTTCTGGCTTCACGGTTTCTACCGGTTTAATGACATTTTCCGGCAGACGCTGAATAGCCTCGCCCAGCAGCTGAGAGGTATTTTGCCCCTCGCGCGCAATCAGGGCCGAGTCACCATCACGGTACATCGATCCGAAAGCGCCGAACTCGCCCAGCATGTTTTCAGGGTGCGTGACGAAATACTTGTTCAGCGGCACGACCTTGCCGTTTTTGTCGGTGAAATCGACGGTTTCCAGCCAGGAGCTGTTCATAGCGCTGGGCGTTTCATCCGGCTGACGCTTGCGCAGGAAGATAATATCGGTCGTCACCTGGGTACCGGCGTTTTTCGCAAAGGCGTCATTTGGCAGGCGGATAGCCCCCAGCAGGTCGGCACGGTCGGCAATGTACTGGCGCGCCTTATCGCTCGCCCCATCCATAAACCGGTTCGTCACAACCATAGCCATGACGCCACCAGGGCGCAGGGCATCGACGGTACGGGCGAAGAAGTAGTTATGGATGCTGAAACCTGACAGGTCTTTGCGGCGGCCATCGTACAGCTTATCGGCACCGAACGGCGGATTGCCGATTGCGATGTCAAAATAGCCGTCCGGGATAACGTAGTCCTGATAACCCATGCGGGCGATCTTCGCCTCCGGGTAAAGCTGGGTAGCTATGCCACTGGTGATGCGGTCCAGCTCGACGCCGTGAAGCGCTGACGCAGCTCGCATATCGGAAGGCATCAAACCAAAGAAGTTACCCACACCTACGGACGGCTCAAGGACGCGGCCACCGGTGAAGCCAAGGCGCTGCATTGCCTGCCACATGCCGGAAACGATCTCCGGGCTGGTGTAGTGCGCGTTCTTCGTGGAGGACGCGGCGGCCTGGTATTCTTCAGGCTGCAAGATATCGTCCAGCTCTGCGACTTCCCTTGCCCAGCCGCTGGTCGCGCTGCCATCGGTACGCTTGAACGCTTCCGGGATGCCGCCCCAGCCTACATACTTGGCGAGAATGGCCTGCTCTTCCTGCGTAGCCTGGCGGTTCATGCGCTCCAGGTCTTTCAGCAGAAGGATAGCCGCGACGTTATTGCGGTACTTCGTTTTCTTTCCGCCCTTGCCGATCTCGTCCGCGTCGATATTGAATGCGCGCGCCGGGCGGTCTTCCGCTACTGTGCCTGCGGTTGGTCGCTGTCCTCGTCCTGGCTGTTCACGATCCGCATTACTTCCTGCATCCTGGCTGCTGCCGGATTCGTCTCGTTGTCCTGTAGGCTCGCTTCTTCCGGCGGAAACAGGTACTTCTCCCGCGTCATCTCGAACGCTTCGTGCTCGCTGAATCCCTGAGCCTCCAGCTCGCTCACTTCCTGATACGTCTTCTCCGCTGCTTCGCGGAGAGCGTTGCCCAGCTGGTTCTTCGCTTTCAGCTGCGCGAATAGCGTCGGCTGGTGCTGTTTCCAGTGGTCTCGCGCCTGGCTCACCCAGTGGTTGAGATTCATTCGGTGTTACCTCACTGTCGAATTGAGCAACCATATCATCGAGAGCGCTGGTCTGCTTCGCTGCGGGCTGCTGCTGTTGTTCATTGGTATCGAGTTTAGCTAATTCGGTGCGGACAGTCTCTGGGCTGTCCATACCTTCGATAGAAATGCCGCTGTCTTCCATCATATCGCGGCCGCCATTGTACCAGCTGCGCAGATACGGGCGAAGGCGGTTAATCGGAACATCGAGATCCGCCGCCATCGTGCGGGCGAAGTCTGCGAACTTGCGCACACCTGCTTCCAGGTGGAAAACAGCCAGCTCGGTACCGATAGCCAGGATTTCCGGATCCAGACCGCTGTTCAGCTGGCTGAATTTTGCTTTCAGCTTCTTACGCAGCTCGGCGGCGCGGTCCTGCGATACCAGTTTGTTGTTCGCGCCGTATTCAGTTTTTGGCGCGTTTTCTGCGGTTTTGGCCTGTTCTGATGCACTTTCGGGCTGATTTGTTGCAGTTTCTGCCGGTTTTGGTTCAGCTTTCGCAGTTTCTGGTACGCGTTCGATTGTATCCTCAGCGTGAGAGCGAAGTTCTGCCAGCGCTTCGTCGCGGGTGCTACCGACTCCCTGTACCGGCAGATATTTTTCGCCGACCTTCACAAAGGCTCTCGCAACATGCGAACGATCCCCATCAGGACCGGCACGGCGAGTAAAACTTGGCTCGGTGATTTCTGGTTGCTTTTCCTGTGCTGCTGGTGCTGGTTCAGCAACAGCCTCAACACGGTTAAAGCCCGATCTGCGGGAATTGGCACGCTCCAGGTCTGCCAGGCTAACCGTAGTGCCGCCATTGGTTTCGAGGTTGGTCAGGTGAACAATGCCGTTCTTCTCGATCTGGTAAACGCGGTACTGCCTGCCAGCGGTGGTATAACCGATATCCTCCTGCGGAGTGACGATATCGCCCTCTTCAGCGCCCAGCAGCTTCTTCACACGGTTGTAGCGCGGCCCGTTCTTGCCTTTGGATGGAGCAGCTTTCTCGGTGGTACCCTCATTGGTGAGGGTACCATCCTGGCCTTTGGCGTGGATTTCGAAGCGACGATCCACCAGACGGATTTCATGCGTGCCGGTGATGCCTTTTTTCTGCAGGTACTCGTTCGCCTTCCGCTCGGTACCGAACCATTTCTGGCTACCGTCTTTGTTAAGCGTTGGGTTCTGCTCTTCATTCGACGCCACCTGCTCCTGAGTTTTCCCACGCTGGGAAATACCCTGAATGGCATTTTTATCAATGACCGCATATTCGGTGCGTCCGCGCGGATCTGTACCGACGACAACGCCGTAACCTTTCGAAACCAGGTCGTTGATGGTGTTCTCGGAAAGGCGGGTAATGTCCCCTTCTTTCTGGAAAACCTTCGTGCCGGGCTTGATTTTCACGTCATAGACGGTCGGGGTACCCTCCATCATCCCGGCGTAGCCTTCAGCCTGCGCGGAATCCTTCTCGGAGGTGCCATAGAAACCGCCGTAAACCCGGCCTTTCTTGCCCTGTTTCTGACCATTGGCGCGAACAATCTGGATATCATCGAGCGTCAGGTTTCCATTTCCTGAACCGTGAACCAGCGTCATACCTTCAGCGCCAACGGTATTTTCACTGGTTGACTGTGGTACTTCTTCGGTCAGGGATGCACGCGACTTCTCATTAAGTCGGGTAGCCTCGGCGCTTTCCGCTTGCGTGCGCGAGTCCTTATTCAGCAACTCTTTCAGGCGGCGATTCTCAGATGGAGTAAGGCCGTTAGCCTGAACGGCTTCGGTATCTATTTCACCCTGCACAGGCGCGTTTTTCGCGTCAATTTCCTTCTCGACTTCACGGCGGGCTTTCGTCAGGCGCTCGTTCCAGCCGCCGGATGATTTGGCTTGCTGGTGCAGATATTTCAGGCGGTCGCGCAACTCTGGCTCGGTCATTTCGCTGACGGCCTTCGGCTGGCGTGGCTGCTCTTCAGTTGCCTGCTCTACCTGCTGTGCTGGCTCATTCACCGCCTGCGCCGGTTGCTGCTGCACAACGTCGGCAGCGGCGTCCGGACGCACTACTTCATGCGGGCCAAACTCCAGGATTTCGCCGTTCTGGTCAGCAACGACAGCATTACCGTTACGGTATTCCTGAACGACGGCCGGGAATGCGGACTCCGGATCGTCGGATGGGATAACCATCGTCTCCGCGCCCACCGGCCCCATGAACTCATCGGGGGTGTGGTTCTCGGCGGCAGCGGTATTCTGCTGTGCCTGGGCGGCCACATCCTCTGTGGTCTGCTGCACGCCAGCCTGAAGAGCGCGCCCCAGCGGCCCGGATGGTTTAACCTCCTGTGGCTGCTCGGTCGAAGACTGGCCGTTGCCCTCAGTAATCGTGATGACTGGTCCTCCATCACGCCATTCACCGGTATAGCCCGGCGGCGGACCATTATCCTCGAACTTCACCGTTGGAATGGAGCTTCCGGAGTCTTCCTGGGTTTGATCGGCGGGATTGCTTTCGCTGACACGCGGCGCAGCAGCACCCATACCGGCACCCATGAGGCCACCCACGGCCAGACCGGCAGCGGCCTGGTTTGCCACTCCCTTCATCAGCGGGGTGTTTGGATCTGCCTGCTGCATCGCATAGTTCTGGCTCATCTGCTGCGTGGCAGACTGCGGCATTTCCTCGAAAACGCCCTCACCAAGCGCCCCGGCGAGCGCCGCTTTAACGCGACCACCAGCGCGGTTAGTGATGATTTTTGCCAGCGCTCGATCACCCATGCCGCCGAAAATACCGGTGGAGATACCCGCCAGCATGAAGGCCTGGGAGGAAGCATTTTCCGCCAGCTGCGCGCGCGCCTGCTCGAAGGACAGGCCGCCGTCCATCAGCGACTTCATCGCATCGGAGTTAGCCAGCTGCTCTGGCTTCATCTTCAGGATATCTTCACGGACTTCACGGCTCGACTGGGCACCAGACAGGCCACCTTCCAGGATGCCACCAGCGACTGTAGCAGTACGGGCAGCAGCTTTAGCGGCCACCTCGCGCGATGCACCGGATGCCAGGGCGCGGCGGTATGCCATCTGCGCCAGGCGGCCAGATCCCCCCATCGTGAGCGCCATTTCCGGCAGGCTTTCCAGAATGCCGGACATATATGCGCGCGGATCGGACCAGGCCGGGCCAAAGTTATAGCCGGTGGACTTCTTACCGTCGCCCAGGTCATCGCCCGGCTCGATAACGAAGGACTTCCGGCGCGCGGCCAGCATTTCAGGCGACAGGCGGCGCTCTACGCTCTCATCGTAGGCCTTAAACAGCTCCTGGGATGATCTTCCATTCGCCCAGCGGTCGAAGCGATCAGCAGCATCGACGATAGGCTTACCGATATACGGGATCTTGCCTACCAGCTCCTGCACGTCCTTCGCTGCCGTGTTGAAACCAGAGTCGAGAAGCGCCAGCGCATCAGTAAACAGGTTGCCGTCTTTGTTGCCTTCCGGCTGCTTCTGCGGTTGCTGCGTGACAGATTGCTGCGCCGTCACCGCCTGGCCCGGCTGCACCAGGTCAGGAATATTGATTTCGATAGGCTTACCGCTCTGCATCGCCTGCTGCTGCATTTCCGGCGTGATGTGCTGCGACAGCTGCTGCATTTCCTCATCAGTGAGTGGGCGGTAGCGGCCTGGCTCTTCCTTGTTCATCTCATCGAGAAGCGCCTGGGTACGCTGGCGCGTCTGCTCCAGGTTCTCCATTGCGCTCTGCGCTGGCGGGTAATCCTGCGCGATCTGCTCCATGCGGGTTTGTGGCTGTTCCTGCTGCTGGGTTGGTTGACCGGCGGCAACGGACTGACCACCGCCCAGGAACTTCTCTGCGCGGCCTAAAACGTCTTTGCCGTACTGCGCTGTTTTCGGCCCCCACTGTTTGCGGTCATCACCACCAAAGTGCGCCTGCACTGCCTCCTGCATCGAGTAGCCTTTATCCAGGCGCTCACGCAGCTGGCGAGCAGCGGCATCGATGGACTGCACAGGGTCGTAAGGGTTAATGCCCATACTTGAGGCGGTGCTATCGATGTACTGCATCAGGCCTTTAGCGCGGCCATATTTGGTAGGTACGCCGATGGCGGTGGGGTTGAAAGAAGACTCCTGCTCTGCCAGACCCATCAGGACGTTAAACGGCACGCCGTATTTTTGGGATGCAGAGAGGAATTCAGCCTGGAACGGCACCGCGCCGCCGGTGTTGACGGTTTGCGCCTGCGGGCGCTGCGCCCAGTCAGGCAGGCCATAAGACGGCTGCTGGACAAGATCCAGCTCAGACGGCAAAGAGTTTTTAGCCACTATATTTCCTCGGAGAATTGGCCGTCACTTGACGGGGATCATTACCGGTTTGCCGGTTTTGGTGTCGTAGCCCAGCGCCATACGCGGCTGCGCACCCTGCGTTTGCTGGCTGGACGGTGGTGTCAGTCCCGCCCCCTGGCCGCCATAGTAGCCACTGGCCGCCTCATCACGCGCCTTCAGCTCTTTTACTGCGCGCTCGGTTTTCTCGGAAGCGCTCAGCTTCTGCCAGTCCTTATCGAGAATGTCTTTATCCTTCTCGGTGACGTAGGTATCGATGCGCTTCGTGATGGGAACGCCCTGATTTTCCAGCCCGACCATCTGAGGAGCAAGAGATTTAATACGATCCTCTGGCACGCCGCGAGAGCGCAGGTACTCTTCCTTCGCTTTTGCATCGCGCACGACATTACTTCCGCCGCCATTACGCTGCTTCTCAGCCTCTTCAGCGCGGCGCAGCTGCGACTGGTTCGCCTGTGCCTCCAGCGTGTTACCCTGCTGGGCCTGTAGCTTCACCATATCTCGCTGGAATCCTCGTTCCTCTTTCTGCATCTCAGCTTTGGCTTTCGTACTGGCGGCGATCTGCTGGGTCGCGTAATCAAAGACGTTTTTCGGGTCAGTAAACGGCATTACCGTGCGATAAGCGTCCTCCAGCGTCTTGAAGGTATGCGTCGTGGTTTCGCCGGTCGCGTCGTTTTTCAGGGTGATATCCATCCCTGCGGCGTTGCCGTCTTTGTCGCGGGTGAGCTTCGCATTCACCGCCGACCAGCCGTTTTCGAAGTAGCCCGGCTGATTGAACAGCTTCACCATGCTGCCCATCGCCCCTTCAGCGTCACCAAGCTGAACGGCACGCATGAAGGATGATCCGTACTTTAGCCCCTGCTGAACATTTTCGTTCTGCATGTAGGTGCGGAAAGCGTTGGCCTTCTCCACATCTCCATTTTGCAGGTACTGCTGGTAATACTTCGGCACAAACTGCTCGTTGTATACCTTCGCCATGCTCTCGATTGTGCCGTCAGTACCGGCCATCGCCTTCCCGGCATCTACACCGATCTGGCGTATAGCCTGCTGGTCCTGCTGCTGCTGCTCCAGGTTCGTGATCTGCATATCCTGCAGCTTTTGCCGCGATTTTGCGTTCTGGATATTCGCATAGGTTTCTGCGCCCTGGCCTAAACCTTGCATAAATGAGCCTAACCCTCCACCGAATGCCATTAGCTGTTACCCCCAAACAAAGATTTGACGAACGCCCAGGAGTTGTCTACCTGCGGCTGAGCGGGCTGCTGCGGAGATAATCCCGCTCCCTGCTGAGGTGCCTGCGCCCCCTGTTGCGGAGTCTGCCCCGGTTGCTGGATAGGAATGCCTCCGCCCTGCTGCTGTGTCCCTGGCTGCTGCGTGGCAATCTTGTCCATCATGTCGTTCTGTTTTTGCTGGGTTTCCATCTTTTTAGCGCTGGCCATGCCACCAGCAGCACCCTGAAGAAACGCTCCTAATCCAGCCATTACGCGGCCTCCTTCTTACGTTGTGGAAGCCCACGGCCTTTCGCCAGCGCATCGACTTTCTTATCGAGCTGCTGCACCGCGCCCATAGTGACGCCGACCGCATCCATGAGGTTGATCATCTTGCCGTTGCCTTTGCCGGTCGCGGCCTGGAAATCCTCGGCGTATGGCCCGATGTGCTCACCACCGTCCGCGATGCCGTCTTTGTACTTCCATTCGCCAACCGGCATGCGGCGCACTGCTTCAAGCGATCCCGTAGCCGGGCGCTTGTCCTCTTTGAATTCCTTCGAAGAAAACGCCATGAGGCCCATTCCAGCCAGCGAACCCAGGCCGCCCCACAAGCTATTAGATTGCTGCTGGTTAGCCTGCCAGGCGTTGAGCTGGTTCTGGTACTGCTGGTTCAGGGTATTGGCCTGGTTGCCGTATCCGGTCATCGCGGCCTGATAGCCCTGGCCCATGATGCTGGACAGGCCAGCGGCCTGCGCATTGTTACCGGCGGTGGTCTGCATCGCGGCGGATCCTGCGCTGGTGGACAGCCCCAGCGACGACGCCGGGTTAACTGCCAGACCTTTACCCATGTTGACGGCATCGGCCTGCAGTGACAGCGCCTGATTGCGCACCGTGTTACGGGCGTTGTTTTCGGCACCGGCAGCGGCCAGCGCGGTAGCATTCTCGCCGGAACGCTCAACACCGGCATAGCGGCCGCTGGTAGGGTCAACACCCATCGACGCCATATTACGCTCGGTAGCCTGGCGCTGCTGAGAGGCATTATTCAGCACATCGGCTTTTGCTTCTGCCGCCTGCTGCGCCTGCCGTTCTGCGCTATCCCAGTTTTGCGCCTTATCGATGAACTGATCTTCGAGCGGCTTGAACGTGTTGTTGTAGCGGTCGCGGTCTTCCGTCGCCCACTGCTGCGCCTGCTTACTGGCATCGAGCTGCTGCTGCGTTACCTGGTTCGCGAGTACGTCCTGCTCTTTCTGGCGCTCGTTCGATACAGCAAACTGATCCTTAGCAAAGCTAAGCCATTCCTCACCAAGCTCGGCCTGCTTCATTGCAGCTTTGCCGATATTTGGGTCTGGAGACGGTGAGCTGCTGCCACCCTTTTTGAACATCAGCAGCTTTTCCCATGGCTTCTCTTCCGGCTTCTTCTCCAGCTCCTGGTCGCCAGGAGAGATAAACGCATAGGCCAGCTGCGGCTGCATAAACATAGCGACAGCAATCAGCAGGGTCAGGATATAATGGATCTCGTTCATGGTTCATTTCCTGTACATTTCCGGTATGAAACGGCAGTTTTCCCGCAGCATGCCCAGTACGATAAGGTCGTCATCGGGCAGTGCATGGCGGATAAAGCCTTCACGCTCAAAGCCCAGGTGCAGATCGAAGCGGAGAGCGGCGGCGTTCTTTGCGGGCACCAGGCCAGTTACCCGGCGCATGCCCCACTGTACGAAAGGGTGTGAAAAGCTCGCGCAGAGGAAAGCGCGTGAAAGCCAGTTTGGCCCGCCATCACTGGCGATATGCATGTTGCAGTCACACTCTGAAAAGCCGTCATAGAGGGTGACAGCGCGCAATTTGCCGTCAGTTTCCCAGCCGATAGCCTTCACATCGGTACGCGGCTGGAAGTGGATTATCTCGCTGGCCCAGCTGACCAGCTCGGCATCCCGGCCATAGATGATGTTTGCCATACGTTTGCCCCGTTGCCCTTTTAGCAACATGATAGACAAAAGGGCAACGCACGACCATTACCAAGTTTACGGATTCTGCGCCGCGAGTAACGATTTTACCTGTTTTTCCAGCTGATCGATGCGACGCAGGGCGGCGTCCAGCTCCTCCGCGCGGACGGCGCGCTTCGGCCTGGCCTTGTCTCCACGCGAGCCGTCGAGCACTTCAACCTTTTCTTTGACCTTTTGCCATTCGCTATCGCTAACCATTATGCGCCTCCCGCGATATCTTCAGGTGTGGCCGCCACAGTGACGGCGGTAATCCTCTGGTTGCCGCGCACTTCCAGCTCCAGGGTGGTGTACATCCGTTTACCGGGCAGGCGTTCAATCTCGTTGATGCGGTAGATGGTGGCGATCAGCTCACCATCGCCATAGACCGCGCAGGAGAATGACGGATCCGCGTCTTCCAGTGGCTCCAGCAGACTACCGGCGAAGGTCACAACACCCAGGGCGGCATCGGCCAGCGCGCCATCAGAGTTATCGGCATTCATCCGGACGCGGTTGCGCGCCCGAACGGCGGCATTCTTCGCCAGGCGCTCCTTGATCTGCTCGTCGCTCGATGCGTCTTCCCCTTCCACCAGGATAGCGCCCCAGTTGTAGTAGCTGGGCGAAACGAACCGCTTAGAGCGCCAGTACATTTCCGCGTATGGCTCGGATATCGCGTCCCACTCGAAAATCTCCCGGCCGCCGCGCAGCAGGTACAGCACGCCGGTGCCAATTTCGAAGAACATGGCGCTGGCGTAGTCGGCGTATCTCTCCAGGAATGGCTGGGATCCGGACAGGTCGATGCTGATAATGCCGCGCCGCTCGATGTTGTCGCTATCCAGGTACGCGTAAGACGCAAGGTAGCGCCCGGCGAACTGCCCGGCGATAAAGCTCTCTGGCTGCATCTGCCGCCACTGGTCGCGGGTCATCAGGCTGGCGGTGGCGACGGCCGCGCCGTTCTGCGAGATCGTGACCAGCCCCTGCGGCGACGCGTAGGCAACGGAATAGCCCAGGTCAACGATGCTCGATGCCGCGATGCATGGATAGTTCACCCGGATCCGGTCCATCGTCATGTTTTCCGGGGCGGTGCCCTGGGCGACATACGGCGATCCCTTCGTCATGATGGCAACGGACGTGCCAAACACGCCCAGGCCGACGATCTCATAGTCGCAGGTCAGGATGTACTTTTCCGGCCACGCGTGCGGGCGGTATGGCTCACTGAAATACAGCTTCTTCCCGACGAAAGCGGCCATCATGCCGTTTGGCAGGGAGGTAAGCCCCTGCAGGCCATCCGGCGGCGCGTTGTAGTCGGTGCTGGGCAGCACTTCGTTGATCGGGTTATCCGCCACCACATCCACGAAATCGGCGGCCGTCGCCTCCCGCTCTTTGATGAAATAGAGGGTGGTGACGCCGCTGCTGCTGGTCTGTGACCGGTAGATGCGCATGCGGTTGATACCGCGCCCGGCCGGCGGAGCCTGGAAGCCAGACAGGCGAACATCAAGGCCAGGACTCCACAAAAGCCCGGCTGACAATGGCGCTGGCTCTGATTCCTCGTCCAGCTCCGTTACCCAGGTGTAAGTCCAGATAACGGTGGAAGACAGATCGTCGTCAACGTCGCCAGAAACGATAGCGGTTGTCAGCGCTACAGACGGGAACGGCACCGCCAGCGGCCAGGTCTTGCCGTTGGCGATAACCTTCGGAACGCCGTCTCCGGTCACATAGAGACGATCTTCCGCCACCGGGCCAGGGGCGACGCGAACCACGCCGGGCCAGCCCAGCCACTCCCCATCGGTGGTTTTGTAGAAGGTTTTGCAGTCGAAACCGAACCGGTTGACGTAGCGCGCCCTGCGGATCGGCAGCAGCGAGCCGTCTTCCAGTTTGGTGTTCTGCGACACCTGCGCATAGTTGTTGTCCAGCAACCGGGGAATAACGCGCGGTATCTCCCCGGAAAACGCCGCTATGCGAACGCTCATGAGGAGATCGCCGCGTCACTGATTACAGCAGTCACCACTGAGGGACTTGGCGTCCCGTTCTGCAGCTCGTCCATTGCGCCAGCGGTTAAACGCAGCTCGCAGAGGTCGCCAGCACTGAATTCCCGACGCTGGGAACCTTCAGCCCCACGCTGCACTGTGATGCTATCCCCTTCCCTGGCCGTCGCGCGCAGGTACTCGATGTTGCCGGAATCATCCTCCAGCGCCAGCGGGAACCAGTCGCCGGTATTGGTCAGCACCGGGAATTTTACGCCGTGGCCTACTTTCACGCGGATCACCGTCTCGGAGTCGCTGATTGATACAGCCAGGATGCTACGGGCATTGTTGGTGAGTTTCAGGCTCATTGTTACCTCACGTTGTCTTCAAGCCAGCCCTGGGTTTGCACCAGGCGCTCTCTCATGGTTGTTGTGCTGATATTGCCGGGGATGCCAGCCGGGTATTTCAGCAGGTAGGCAATCGTCGCGATGATCTCGAACTGCCAGAAGCCGAACCATTCCTGGTTGTCGTTCGCCCAGGTATGGCGCATTGCATCGGTCTGCCCTGTGCGCCAGCGGCTCTCGATGTACGTCCAGCAGCGCTCGCCAACAGCTTCCACGTTCGCCAGCTGCCCGGATGACAGCAGGCCGGACAATTTCAGCCAGAGGCAGGCGCGCAGGATAAGCGCTGGCGCGTGCGGCTCCTCATAGAGCTTCTGCGGCGCTCCTTTGCGGGGATCGTCCCAGTCAGTCGGCATACCGGCGATAGTGCCGTTCAGGTTCGGCCAGACGACGTTAATCCGCTCGATCCAGCTCATCGCCATATCCAGCGCCAGGCCGCGAGCCGTTCCCCATGATGGCGTGCTGCGGGACAGCCAGCAGAGCTTCGCCAGGCTCTCGACTACTCGCGTCTGATACCCCACCCAGCGGGTGTTCGGGTCATCGTTAGTGTACACCCATGTGTGCGGCGTCGGACTGCCGATGCTGATGCGTGCCGGGGTGTTCATCACGAAAGTATGCGCGAATGGCCCGGCCGCGCCGCCGTCTGAGATCCACTTATCGCGTGCATGCTTCAGGAATAGCAGCTGTTGCTCGGCCAGCAATGCATTTTTCGTTTTGGCAACACCATTGGCACTAAAAGAAATCGGGTAGGTGATCGCTCCCGTCGCCTGGTCCGGCACCGGCATATTGACGGCCGGATTAAGGTCCGGGTGGACTGCATCGGCATCGGCACCCAGGAACCACCACAGATCCGGCAGCTGGTAGCCGTGGAAAGGTGAGCCGTTCCAGCCGACAAACTGCTGCTTCACGGTGTCGGCGTTGATGGCAAACGGCATCGCACCGGGGAAAAATGGCATCGGGGAGCCGTGGACCGCTTTTGACAGGTTATCCCTCACCCATTGCTCACTCGCGCCGCTAACCGGGCGAAGCGCCACGATCTGAAGGCGGTACGCATCGCGCATTTCCATCGATATGCCGAAGTTCTCGAACCGCTGACCCGCCGGGAGTACGCTGTTATCGCCGTCTTTGCGCCGGAATGACGTGCGGGGGATCAGGATATAGCTCGGCTTGTCCGGGCTGGTGGACGGTATCAGCGCCGCGTCCTGCCCAATATCAGCATACCAGCGCGTCGAGGCGTCATAATATTTGGTCGAGGACATGAAAACGTAGCAGCGCTCGCCCAGCGCCAGGTTCGGCCGCCGGGAGAGTGAAAGCGCCACGAACATAAACTGATCGGCTTCCTGGTAATCGGTCGCCTGCCGCCAGCTGTCATTGATGCCGCGCCCGATTTGCACCTGGCACACCGTGGCGGCCGCCGGAACGTCAGCGCGGATCGCCCCGTTGAAGAAGTTTCGACCGTTGGCCGCTTCTCCCATGTTCGCCGGGGTCCAGGTAAATTCGCCAGGCTTCACGGTTCCGCCGGAACCGCCTACGCGGGACCAGAAATTATAGCCGATCCAGCCAGCGTTTGCCCCAGCGCCAATAGCTCCAGGACCTGGCGGCGTCGCCTGGGGATGGTTTGAATAGCAGAACATGCCGGACGGCTCACCCTTCGCCGGGATGGCGTCAAACTGCGGCATCGGCTTGATGATCTCGCGCAGGTCGCTGATAGCCTGCCCTTTCACCACCGTGCGCCGCATCGCGTCGCGCAGCTTCTGCCAGCGCGCCTGCATGCCGGTCCTGGTATCGACTTCCATCGCCAGAGACATCGCGTACTCGAACCAGCGGAACGTGTCAGGCGCACAGGCTGAATAGCCTGGGTCGATTTTTGTCCAGCACGGATAGGCCTCTTCTGCCTCTCCCTGGCGGATTGTGCCCGCATTGTTGTAGCCATAGACGATGCACCAGTCGGAGACACCAGACGGCGCGCCAGCCGGGATCGTGATGACCACCGTGCTTCCGTCAAGGATCCAGTCGTCATCGGTAAGCGTGACGCTGGTATCTGCCACCGGGTGAGCGGAGTCATATGACGGGCTATATGGCGACTGGTACAGCAGATAGCTGCTGGCCGGGTAGATCTGCCAGATACGGTAAACGTCAGCCGCACCTTTATGCCCAGGCACGTTGGCCGGGATATATAGCTTGTTGCCGTTCCTTGTGGCGCGGAAGGAGTAGTTGATGGCCTGTGACGGGATATCGCCGCGCGCGGCGAACAGCCAGTGCAGCAGCGTGATGGTGTTCTTGTCGTCGGGGATCTGCTGGCGCAGCATCGGCCCGGTTAGCGAACCGTTGCCCATCGCGTCGAGCATATTTTGGCCGTTGGCCTTATACCACTCAGCTGCGGCTTTTTCTTCGGCGTTGCCAGTCGCCAGCACTTGGCTTGCCAGCAGCGATCCCTCGATGCCGATTGACTGGCCTTCGCTGGTGCCGGAATTGTGGTGGAAATAGCCGCCGCGTCCCTCAACATTGTGGAATGCGTTAGTCATCAGACCACGCAGGATAAGCGGCCCGCCCAGTCCGTCAGTCGAACCTGCAGGAATGAGGGCTATGCCGTCAGAGTCAACGATGGTGCAATTCTGCGCCCGGTAAAGGGTGGTCATGAAGCGCTGCGCCTGTTCGCCAGGTCGCTCATCACGCACATCGACGGTGATTTGCTTCTCAACCTCTCCCGGAAGGAAAGTCAGCGTCCCACGCTGCGCGGTATAGTCATCTGGTGCCGTCGCCGTTATGTCAACGGTCACATAGTCGATCTGCACCTGCTGTGTGCTGGCCTGAGAAAGCCGCACGGTAAACACTGCTTTTCTGGTCATAGTCCCCGCTCCGCATACGAAAAAGCCCCTTTCGGGGCTTTAGAGTAACATCCTTTTCAAATCAGGACGCAGGAACAGTATAGCCAATCTCATCAGCCATAGCGCGCAGATGGTATTCCACGAAACCGACCTTATCGGTAGCCCAGCCAATCGATCCTTCAAGACTGTCGGCTTTGTTCTGCGCCTGGGTCGCTTTGTATTCAGCGGACCCTGCGGCACTTGCTGCATACTGAGCTTTGCCATAGATGGCACCCAGGGTGTTCTGCAGGTTGTCCAGCGGCAGATCATCAATCGGGTCTACGGTTACTGCGGTTGCTGCTACCATATAAAACCTCTTTATGTCTATTGGTTAAGAACAATTATAATATACCGTAATTGAATATTTTTCCCATCAAAAACAATGACATTTTGCATTGAATCAATCACACACTGATGCAACTGCATTAGTCTAACTGGGAACTGCGAATTATTTACAAATTGTGCTCATCCAGATGCCTGTAACTGCAATAATCTGCGGATAGCAGGATTACTCTTTCCGAAAGGTGATCGCCAGGAGGAAGGCAGCTACCAACATAGCAATCCAGTCGCTCTCCCCAAACAGCATTCTAAATAACTTCCCCCATACAAAAATAATAAGCACAGTACTGAATTTCCTGAGACTCCAGCCAATCAGCCATGTCTTCATATTCATCCCCATGCAGCCTGACATCCTGCCATCCGTGGACGAAAATATGTCATTCAAACAGTTAGATAACTTAATCAATAGCTTCAATCTCAATCGAAACCGGATACTCGTCATTAACGACGTTAGGCTGCGTACCATCTAGGTGAATATCAAAACCTTGTCTGTTCGTGACACTATACGCGTTATCAACCAGACTGCCCGCATTAGAAATGTAAATAGGCTCAAAGTTCTTATTCTTAGCCATTGAGGTTGATGTACTTGTTGCGGTGGTGCCACTTATTGTGGTGTTAGTGTTGGTAGTTACAGCTGGAACCGAATCAGTACGGGTGGTGATGCCGCCGTTATTGTCACTCGGTACATTAACAATGTACTGCTGTTGGGCGGTGCTTGATAAGTTACAACGAGTAGTTACCTTGTACCGGTGGAACGGCGGCAACCCAACGACAGAAACAACCGAGTTCTGGCCTTTAAACAACTTCCCGACCAACTTGCATTTCATTCCTGGTACATTGACTATGCTTTCGCCAGGGAGAGTTGGATGTGGAGTTGCCACACCAGCTATTATTTCAGCAATAGCTAACCACGGACGAATTTTTAACTCGGTAACTCCAGCAGTTAATTCAAGGCTGGCTTGATGCTTATAGTTTTTACAGTTGAGCTTAACATAACCGGTCGTACCAGCCTTCTTCACAAGACGGAAAGGCTGAGTCCCCGATGTAATCGCACTTGCAGCAAAACCGTCGTATCGGAAGTTGGCTGCACCATCGACACGCGCTTTATTGGCTACGTAAATCGCTGTGCTATCGCCGCCGCCTTCCGCCCACCCCATCATGTCGATGTCGCAGTTATATAAGTTATCTGCACGCGTACCATCGCCTACATAGATTCCGGATGAGGCTCCGACGATACCATGCTGGAAGGCGAAGTTGGAAACACGGGCGCCGTAAAAAGACAGGGTTTGATCATCAGTGGATTCGGGGTTTGAGTGGAACCAGATTCCTTTCTGTGACGTCCTTACTATGACATTGTCCACCCTGATAACTTCAGTCCAGCCTTTGTTGTTGTAAACATCTATACCCGTTCCGATGGTGTAATCCCGAATCATGGCGTCGAATACCGACCCGCCATAAAAATCTGAGAACCTGACAAACGCAGTAGCAAGCGCATTCCCAACTGCGGTGAAATTCTTAAGAATAACCGGATTAAACAGACTTTGTGCCTGCGAGTTACGTTTGAATGTAATCCCAATATTTGCCCCAGTGTGGGTTATTACCGGGCTGACTCCTTTGGTGGCCATTCCCGGGCCTTCGATCACGAGTCCGTTAGTTCCATTGACGAACTCAAGTCCGCCAGCAAGTGTATATCCTGATGGTCCAAGCGCTGGAATCGAAAGATATCCCAGTGAGTTTTTAATACAGTACCCAACGGCCCTAGTTAAGATGTCGTCCAACCCAGCTCCGTCATACAACCCAAACTCCGTCGCACATACCTTACCGGGTTTTTTTGGGATGCGTTGCCAGTAATACTCTGTCTGACCTGTAGGCACACAAATATAACCGCCGTCATCTACAGCCGCGCCTTTTCTGGCAATAAATTCTCCGCCACCAACGGGACCGTGAGACATTGCAGCCCAACCGACAGGATGGGCGCGCAATAAAATACTTTGACCTTCATATGAAGGAACAACAGAGCGCAGAGCAGTAAATGAGTCTACCTGACCAACCTGGCTAAACCCTTTTGGTTTCGCCAGTTCAATTAATACATCTGCAGCTGAACCTGATTCCGGAAATAACAACAGAGGATTTCCATTGTTATCAAATGCAAGAATCCGGTTCTTTCTATTTTCTGCACTAGGAAGCATCGGAATACTTGATTCAGAAACTCTGAGCGTTTTTTGAAGCATCGCGGCCGATGGGTTTTGGCTTTCAAGCCATTCTTCCAGCGTTCCTTCGTAACCCTGCAACTTTGCCAAGGCATAGGCACTCAGTCCTGGATCGCCTTTCAATCCTCGCGGGCCAGTTGCGACCACCAGCGACGTAACAGCCACGCCATCGCTATCAGTAACCTGAATTTCTACATCGGTGAGCGTCTGGTCGAGAATTGCGTTTTCTGGCGGATAAAGAAGGATGCTGAATTTGCGAGTGGCGGTATCCCCAGTCTCACGCCCATAGACAGTAACCTGAATTTGCTTCTGCGTATCGCCAGCTTCGAAGGTCACAGATCCGCTTGCAGCCTCGTAATCTGTTCCTGCTTTAGCGGTGCCATCTTTCGTTTCCCAAGCGACATTAACAGGCACTTCCAGTGCAGATGAAAGGCTAATGATAAACACAGCGGTAGTAGCGCCGGATAAGTTGGTCATAATTCAAATTTCCTTTTAAGAAAGGCGATACCAGGCGGCCAGAACTACGTAGGCGTTCTTCACGCCCAGGGACTGACCGCTACCTAAATTCTCTGTCTGACCAGTGACTGCGTGGTCATGCGCACCAATATCGACGGTGTGGTCATGCGCGCCAGCTGCCGACGTTGTGCCAAATCCGCCTTCTGCTGAACCGGCAACAGGGTTATCGCTGCCACCCTGCTTCTGTACGCCTGTACCCCAGGTGTGGTTATGCTGGCCGTTGTTCGAGGTGGTTTTCGTACCCAGGTCTTTGTTCTGCGCGGTACCGCTGATCGATACCTGTGTTGCCGGGAGGTTCGCGCGGGCGATGGTTACGCTGTCAGCACCGCCGGTCTGCAGCAGGTCGCTGCCGTCCGCTTTCGCCAGGCGGACCGTCTTCTCCAGTCCCGGAACCAGGATCCAGGTCTGCCCGCTGTATTTGGCGTTCGGGTTGACGTTGGTTGCGAACCAGTGAACCACGCCAGGTTCAAAGGTCTTGTTGCGTGTGAGGGCCATAAGCTCGCTGACGCGCAGGCTGTAGTCAGTGCCGTTGTGGTTGACCAGCAGCAGATCAGCATCGGCAACTTCCGACGCTGAAATCGGGTTGAGCGAAGTCAGATAGTCGAGGGATACACCAGCCATAATAGGATCCAGTAGTCTGAGTTTGAAAGCCTGTGCGGTAGCCCAGTCATCCTGGACTATGCCGCCTGTGTCGCCGCTGTTCGGGTTGAATGCCCAGTAACAGAAGCTGATACCTTCGCTGCCAGCGGGCAGATCGATATCGCCGTCGCCGTCGAAGTCGCCGTTCATGTACAGCTCAAGGTGATAAAGCCACTGGCACTCGTATTCCGCGTGCGGGGCGATCCCCAGCTCTCCAGCACCATTGGTGCCGAACTTACCGCCGAACTCGCCAATCCATACAGGCGCGACGCCGTTCTCTACGATAAAGCCCCAGTGCGAGCGCCATACCTCATAGAGATTCATGGGCCAGTTAGCCGGTAGTGTTTGCCCGTCATAGGCAAGCCAGGATTGCTGGCCTACCGACTGACCGTATTCGTGAGGTGAGTAGACGACGCGGTTCGCCTGGTTCAGCTTAACCGGTCGAGACGCCACGCCAGCGAGCTGGCCTCCCCACCAGTAACTTTCGCCATTAAACGAACCGACACCTTCAACGAAAATCAGCCAGTGAGGCGCGACATGGTGGATAGCATTGCCGCATTGCTCGGCATAATCAGCCCATACCGGCCAGGATAGCGAATAAGGCTCATTATGCAGGTCAGCACCCAGTACATATTCGTTTTCACCGAACTGCTGCGCCAGCGCCTTCCAGTTGGCGATCCACGCTGTCAGTGGGTACGTGTCGCTAACCGGTGAACCATCAGCGCCACTACCGGCTGTGCGGCGGTGGTGGTCAAGGATAACGTAAATTTCTTTCTCTGCGCAGTACGTGATGATGGCGGCCAGAACTTCAAAAGCCGTCTTGCCTACCAGCGTCGGGTTCAGGTCGTAATTGATGACCCCAGCGGACACGCCTCGCCCGGCGGTCAGCAGATCGCCACTGAAAGGCAGGCGGACAGAGTTGAATCCCATCGCCTTAATCTGGTCGATGATGGCCTTATAGCCGCGCGCCCAAAGCCCATGCGGCACGTAAACATCAGTTTCTGCACCAAACCAGTTGATCGAACGCAGGCGGAAGTTTTCGCCAGCGCCGGTAATCAGCTGGTTCCCTCTGGTAGTGATGCGTGTGCCGATTTCTGCGGTGCCGGTGAGCGTCGCGTACTGCTTGCCGCCGTCGTTGATATCGATGGAGATCGAACCAGCAAAATCACCTGCAGCCTTCGGCGCGAATGTCACTGACAAGGGATATGAATCACCCGGCTGCAGAATTTCTTCGCTTCCGTTCTTCTGCAGGAAAGCTCCAGCGACGTTGATAGCGCGCAGAAATACCGGGACTTCGCCCGTATTCGTCATGGTCAGCACCTGGGGCGCTGAAACCTGGTTCACGCCGGTGAGCGGGAATGCCAGAGAAGACGGAGTGACGGTGATTTCAGGCAGCTGAACAGGTTCAGGCTGCTTGTCTGGATGAGTGAAGCCTACCAGGACGACCGGCGACCCCAGCAGCTCGACGCGCACTATCATCGGCGCGGAACCGAACGTGTAGCATGCGAACTGATACTGTAATCGACGCCCTTTGCTCGTAAGGAATTCGACCTTCACAATCTGACGAACGTCATCACCGCCACCGGCCAGCCAAATAACAATCGCTGAATCGGTGAACTGCAAGTTTGTGATCGTCAGCAGGCCGTTTTCCGTCCTCGCAGCGCAGGCCGCAATGCGCTCACTCGGCTCAATCCAGTGACATGCGTCGAAAGACCAGGCGTGCGTATTCTCCGCCCGCTTGATCTGACGCTCCATGATGCCGTTACCGATATGCAGGACGGCATCATACTGAGATACGGGGAGATAGCCCGACTGCATCGGGCGTCCCTGGTACTCAGAAAAAGCTGGCTTTGGTGCGCTTTCTGGCACGCTGCTGCCCTCGCATGTTGTAGGCAAAATTCCGGTCAAGCATTGCGGTGAACCTGGAATCGAACACCGCCGCCATCTGCGGGTTAGTGAATGGCTGGTTCGGGATAAGCAGGAGTGTGGACAGGGCACCATCCGCCAGCGCCTGCGCGAACTGCTCAAAAAAGAACTGCGGCAGCTCGTCAGCAGTCTGCGACGGTTTCAGCCACATCGATAGGCGAACCGTTCCAGGACTGCCTGCAGGCATCAGCAGAAGGGTATCCGGCAGCTGCTGCGAGAACCGGCGTGGATAGCCGTTGTCGTGAAACAGCATATCTTCTGCGTAGCCAGTCGGCTCCAGCTCCTGCTCTTCGAACCAGGCCTTTTCGATCTCATGAAGTGCTGTGCCCGGCACGATGGCCGGGATAACGACACGGCTTTCGCCGTCTGTCTCGAATTCGTCCACGTCGCGCCAGCAGCGCGTGCGCTCACATAACGTGATTGCGGCGTCGCGAAGGTGATCGACGGCCAGCGGCTCCGGGCAACCCGGCGCGTACATGAGGACTTTTGGATACAGGTCTTCAATCGGTCTGTTGGTAGGCATCATTGCTGCGTTACCCCCACAGCACCGCGACCAACGCCGGATTTGACGTTAGGCGACATGTTGGTTTCGACCGTTACCTGAATACCCAGCTCGTTGGCGTACTGCTGATACCATGCTGCGGCGCGTGCTGCGGCACCAGCTACCTGGGCGTCCTTCGCGTAAGCGCGGTGGAGAACGAAATACAGCAGCGCGTTCGAGTAAATTTCATTGACGGTGAGCGGCAGGTCGTAGCTTTCGAGGCTGTGAGCGTCAGCGCCATCAGCCAGGACGACAGCCTGCGGGATCTCCGACAATACCGCCTCGATGTAGCCGGTGCCGTCGTTGCCGGGATAGACATAGAATGCGCGCGGGTTAGCCTCATCGAAAACGATGTGTTTGGCCTGCTGGCGGTACCGCACGGAATCAGGGTCATGCCAGGACGGATTGACGGCATCGAGCGCATCGACGCCGACCACAGAGACGATCTTACGCGGCATCCGGTCCGACTTATCGCCGCGCATATTCCGCACCACGCGCAGAATGCCGTTATATTTCGTCGGGATGCTCTGATAGGTGCCTTCGGCCAGCGGCAGCGTGACAGTTACCGCCGTCGCGCTGGGCTTCTGCGTCACAATAGCCAGCAGGCCATCATTCAGCCACTTCAGCAGCTCCGGAAGATCCCAGCGAACGTAGCCTTCATCGAGCAGGAGAATTCCCGCCCGGTCCAGAAGCTCTTTCGCGGTCTTCATCAGGAGATCCCCAGCAGGGTTTTAGCTGCAGCCTGGTCAGCGGCCTGCAGCAGCTGCCGACCGAAAGCGCCAGCATCTGAGATATTGGCCGCCGTGGGCTGGTAGTTACCTGCCTTCGCCTGGGTGGCGGTGGTACCGATCACCAGGTTCGAGTTACCAATACCTGCGCCAATAGCCGAACGTGCTGCAGCGGCATCAGCAGCCGTCAGGACGTTTGCGCCTACGGTACTAGCCCCCAGTGCTGTGCGTGCTGCTGCGGCATCGGCTGCGGTGAGCAGGTTTTTACCAATGGTGGAAGCGTCAGTAATATCTGCGCTGGTTATATCGCTGGCACCGCCGCCGGTATCGCCACCTTTCGCCAGCACCATGAAAAACGTGTTGTTTGGACCGACTTCTGCCCGGACCACCGGGTAAAAATCGTCGATCACGGCATCGGCAAGCGCCTGGTTGAAACGCACCAGGCCCACAGCCTTAATGACTTTGCAGGCATCGACCGGCGTGCCGGTATCAACCATGACGATGCTCACATCGCCGTTGGAGATCGGGATTATCGAGCCATGCGGAGAAAAGCCGTCAGTGACAGCAGCAGCGATAAGGCCGTTCAGACGGTCCAGGCCGTCAGCGGAGATAACTTTGCAAGCATCGATCATGGTTTCCCCTTACGCTTCGCTGATTGCGCGCTTCAGGTTGGCGGCGGTCATGCTCTTGGCCGGGTTACGCTTGAACACTTTCTTGTATTCAGCGCGCAGGGTTTCCAGCTCATCTTCGGTGTCGATCTGGTCCGGGCCGTTAGAGGACTGCTCACCGGCATTGCCGCCGTTCTGACCTGCGTCGGCAGCATCATCGGTGCTGTCTTCGTCTTCGCCGTCTTCAGCAGCGGCAGGAGTGCCAGCAACAACCGCCGGGGCGGTCGGGACAGTGGCCTGCAGCTCCAGCAGCACCTGGTCGATCCACTCGGTACGGTCTTCATCGTCCAGCTCGTTCCACTCGTCCGGGGTCTTGCCGGAATCCTTCTGTGCCATTTCCACAACGTCAGCCAGCTCAATGGTGCCGCCGGGGATATTGTAGACAGGGCTATGGAGTGCGCTGGTTTTCAGGTCGATTTTAACGCGCGGCTTCTCTTCTTCCTGTTCGCCTTCGGCGGAGCGATAGCCCTCAGTGATGCGCAGCAGCGTGGAGATATGAGAGGCTTCGGCCACTTCAGCGATATGGCGGGGATCGGCCTCGCTCGGCTTGAAATGGTACTCAACGCGCGGGGCTTCGAGCTGTACGCGGGAACCGCCAGGGCGATGGAGGATGCATTCAATTTTCATGGATATTCCTCGGAACGATGAAAAGACAGGGGCTTTCGCCCCTGCTGGTGATTACTGCTGGTACTGCGCGATGGAGAGCAGCAGACCGATCTTCTTGCCTGCACCGGCGGTGACAGCTGCGGAGAACTTCACGCCAATGGAGCGGTCTTTCTGCGTCGGACTGACCAGCAGGGCGGCCGACTTCGCCAGCTGGGTAACTTCAGCGGTCAGCGCAGCAGCTGCGAACAGCTCGGTACCAACGGTACGGGCGGAACCGTCTTCGTTGGTCGGCTCACCGGTGAGGCCGGACATAAGGCCAACATCAACGGTCGCCGCGCCCAGGCTTCCCACCGTGATCAGCTTCGCATCAACGATGCGGGCATACGGAGGGAGTACAGCCAGCTCAATGATATCGCCGCCAGCGATGCCCGCCGCCGGTACATCCATGATGTATAGCAGGTCATGCGCCGAAAATGCGGTTTGCGGGCGCGGGGGATTCAGCATCCCTACTGCCCACGGAGATTGAATCAGTGCCATGTGGTGATCCCCTTATGCTGCGTTCGGGTCTTTCGCTGCGGTGTCGATTGCCACCACGCCGAAATCGCGCTTGTTGAAACGGGTCTTGCTGATGCCGATGATGGTACCGGCGGCAACAGACGGCTCGTTGTCGTAGTCAGCCAGCTTCTCTTTCCAGGTGAAGTTCAGGCCTTTGGTGGTGCCATAAGCAACCACACCAGCCTGGCGACCCAGGAAGAGCGCGCGGGCGGCTTTGACGTTGGACGCTGCGCCGTAGTCGCTGAAGCGGATAACGTCGCGGTGCTTGTGCAGCACAATGTCATCGATCATGCCCAGGCCACCTTTGAAGATGACGTTGGCTTTACCTTCAGCAGCAGCGGCGGCTTTCTGGATATCCAGCCAGCCCGCACCGGCTTCGGTACGCAGGTCAAACGCCTGGGTCGGGTTCATCACCAGCACGTAGTGGTCGCTGCCGCCGATAGGGATCGGGAGCAGGTTGGCGCTACGCGGGTCGAGCGCACGCATCATCGCTGCCTTATGGCTCGCCTTCTCAATCAGCAGGCGGGTCATTTTGTCGTCAGCGGTCAGGGTGGCTTTGCTGGTGGCGGAACCACCGAACAGCAGATGCTGGCCGTCCGGGGTGCGGATCGGGTTGCCTGCGTGCCCGGCGTAGTCGGACGGGAACGATTCATAGTTCTCGTTCATGCCGCGAGCGCCCGACAGGTAGATGAAGAACATCTGATCGATGTACTGGCCCCACCATTCGGACAGGCGTTTTTTCGCAACGTCACGCAGATCGTGAGCGGTACGCTTGCGGGTCATCTTGCCGCCGCAGGAAACAGACTTACGCAGCTGGTCAATGATGATTTCGTCGGAGAAGAACTTCAGCTGTTCTTCGTTGCCTTCCATACGCTGGTCGCCGGAAACCGGGCCGCCGCGTAACTGGACGGAGAGATCGAAGCTAATGCGGTCGCCCACATCAGCATCGAGTTCGGTCTTGCGCTGGATTACTGCGTCATCACCTTTACCGATGAATTTTTCCCAGTAGCTCTTCCCCAGCGTTTCCGCGTAGAGACGCGCCGACCATTTTTTCTGCGCCTGGACATCATTGCCCCAGGTGATAGTGGTTTGGCTCATAATGTGCCCTCAAGAACGTGCGGTGTGTCGGGATCGCCGCACGTCTTGCGCAGCATTACGTTTCGATTATCGAATGCCTGTTGCTGAAATGCAAACACTCATGTCATGCCAATGGCGTTTTTGCTTTGAATGTCAACCTCCTGTTGCCCTTCTTTTGCGTCGGGGCGCTTATCGCAGTGAATAATAACCTCATCCGGCGCGTCGATGACCAAACCGCACCGCCTGCCAGCTTTGTACACCAGGCGAACGGTGGCATCGCCAATTTTGAGAACGTCACCATCACGCAAATCGAATTTAAGTGCCCCCACGCTGCTTCTCCTTATCGACGGGTGTAAGCGTCGTATTCTTCGGCGCTCATGCGGGCGATAGTCTCCTGGTACTTCTGAGGATCGCTATCAGCCATGCGGTCGAGCGCTGCGAACTTGCCATCGTCGGTATCTTCCGGCGCGGCAGCGGGCACCTTCGCCAGTGTCGGGGGGATATCCAGCGCCTTTTGCTGCTGCTTCGGCTGCTGCTGGGCCGCCTGCTCCTGCTTCGGATTTTCGCTCGCCGGTTTCGGCGGTGCAATTCCGCGCTCATCGGCCCAAATGCGATACGCCCGCTCAAGGTCAGCCTCACCATAGCGCAGACCCTGCTCTGCCTTCGCTTTCGTGATGCTCTGCACCAGAATATCGAGGGCTTTAAAGTCCTCCTCGCTGGCGTAAATTTCAGGGTGACGCTCAGCAAACGCCTTCACATCGGCCTGCCACTGGCGCTCGATCTGCTGTTCGACGCTTTCGCGGTTCAGCTCGTCTTTACGCTGCTGCCAGTCCAGATCCCCGCGCTCTTTGTTCAGCTCGCGCAGCTGGGCATTATATTCGCGGGTGGTAAGCTCGCCCTCTTCGAACTTCTCGATCAGCTCTTCTTCGCGCTTATCGATATCGTCATACTTAGCCTTCAGTTCTTCGGTTGCCACCGGCTTAAATACCGGCTGTGGCACCGGCGCTTCAGGCTGCTGGGCTTTCTGCTGCTCCTGTTGGTCCTGCTGCTCTTCCTGCTGCTGTTCTTCCGGCTTCCCATCTTTCTCAGGGTCTGGCTTTTTGTCCGGATCGGTGTCCTGCTCTTCTTCCTGCTGTTGCTGCTGGGCGGCAACCTGATCCAAATCTACCTCCTGGTGCTCGGAATCACTATCCGGCGCTTCCAGGGCGGCGCGCTCTTCTTCGGTCAGGTTAGCCAGAATGCTTTCATCGATATCAGCCATAAGTTCCTCACTGCTGTGGTTGTGGTTGAGGCAGGCCAGCGGGCTGCTGTTCCTGCTGTTGCTGCTGGGCGGCCTGTTCCTGCTGGGCCTGTTGCTCCTGCATAGCCTGCTGCTCGGCAGCGGCTTGCTGTTGCTGCTCGGCCTGCATCACTGCAGCCTGGCGGGCTTCTTCCTCACCTTCTGTTCGCGAGAGGAAGCTGGATTCATGGAGAATGTTGTCTGCTACCGGAACGGCGGCGGGTTGTGACAGCGCCATAAGTGCGGCTTCCAGCGCCGCTTTTTGGGTATTGACGTTCTGACCGGCCATAGACGCGAGGATCTGCTGAGCCTGGGCTTGTTCTTTGCCAGCTGATGCGGCGTTTTTCTGCGCATTGCTCTGTTTGAGCGCTGCTTCTGCCTCGTCTTTGGCGATTGCGGCCAGCTGTGCCCGTTGCTGCAGCTCTGCCTGCGCCTGCTTGGCCTTCTCGGCTGCAATCTCTTCCGGTGTTGGCTCCTCGGCGTCCGGGTCGCGCATGCCAGTGACCTGGCGGATACGCTTAACCAGCTCTTCACGGCTGGTGATATCCATCCCTTCGACCAGGATATCCATCATGACCAGTGCCAGCTGCGGCGCTACTGGTGCCAGCTGCTGCAGCAGGCCAAAAAGCTCTTCGGTCTGCGCCTGGCGGATGGTATTACGCCAGTCTTCTTCGCCTATGACGAAATCAGCCTTTGAGCGAATGATATCATTGTCCGGATCCCCATCGTTGATGGTGATGTATTCCGGGGTATTGCGCATGTTCGTGATGCGGAACTGCTTTTCTTCGCTGTAGAACTGCTCGATGGCAGATAGCAGCTTCTCACCATGCACCTGGACGGCATAACGCAGGTTGTCGAAGATAAGCGCCGTAGCCAGACCGCCCTGCTCCTGTCTGGCGGTGATCGCCTTGCCGCTCGATGCGTTCGTTTGGCGGCCCAGGTTCTCATCGGTGACGCCGGAAACCTGCTGAATCATGCCGATAGCTTGGCTCATCATTTGCAGGTGAGAGGCCGCAAGCTCACGGTCAGCGTTGATGATTAGCTCTTTGCCTTGTTTCTTGACGATAACGGCATCCGGCCTGGCAACCTCTTCCCTGAACTCGTCCAGATCGTCTACGGCACCCTCGTCCATGATGGTTTTGTTCGTGGATATGATATGCAGCGCCTTACTGGCACGCTTATTGATATCCTCCTGCATGTCGCGCAGGTTACGGATCACGCCATACGGCAGCTTGTCGCGACCACGGCGATAGCACCAGATAGGCGTGAATGGGTATGAGTTGTGCCGGTACGGGCTTGGTCCATCCCATAGCATGCCACCGACGCAGAAAATCGAGACGCGCATACGCATGGCGCGGGGAATAGTGACCGGATATCCTCGCTGTGCCTCAATATCAGCCTGGTGGCCGGGTGCCGGGTCATCCGGATCGTATATCTCACCGTTGAAGTCACCGCCGCGCATTTTCTCCACTTCTTCGGTGACTTTATGCCAGGCCTCGATAATGCGGACACGCTCACGTTTGAAGGTGGTGACGGCATTGCGGTAGTGCGATGTCTCGTTAAGGCGTTCCTGGCTGTCGGACGCGTCATCGCCGTAGTCATCGATCTCCCAGTCATTGGCAGCGCGCGCACACATGCGCAGCAGTCCAGCACGGTCAGGGAACATCGCTTCAGCTACATCGAGATCCACCCACTTAAAGCGGAACACATAGCGGGCGTCTGACAGGTCCGGCTCTGTGCAGGCGCTATCCCACAGGATGTTTCGCCAGCTCTCGTAGCGGTCATAGACCGGTTCGCCGTCTTCAGGCTGCTGCAGGCCTTCTTCCATCCAGCCTACTCCTACCTTCGTGCAATCCTCGAAAGCCCGGCTGCGGTGGAATGGTGAGCGGTTGATGTCGCTCAGATACTTCATGAGCTGGGTCTTGCGCTCTGCGGCCCTACCGGCATCTTTCCGGCGTGGCAGGATTTTCCAGTCCGTGCGTCCGCGCTTTTCGGTGCCGATGATCCAGTTGATGCTGGTGGCAATGACGTTATAGACCAGCGGCACCTGCCCGCGCTCTCTCAGCGCTGCTGCGTCCTGCTCACGCCACTGGATGCCATCATAGAAATCTTCGTCCCTGGCCTGCTGCTGGCGGTTATCTGCCTGGCGGGCCAGCTCATCCTGGAATATGCCCAGGAGGCGGGCATAGCGAGCGACCATATCGGGATTGTCTAATGCATGGTCGGGTTTCCCGCGCTCTTCCTCGCTGGCGTATGCTGCGTCCGGTAAGTCATCGAGCGGCACATGTCTGGCGTCGCGCAGGTCAAAGCCCGTATCTGGTTTATCAAACACGTTCGATTACCTCAGAGTGATGGGTTTTCCCTGTGTCGTGGTCGGTGCGGAATGCATCTGCGACGACGACGCCGGTTGTCGGCTTGGGAGGGATAGCGATCAGGTCGCCCAGGTGGTCGTGAATGAGGGTCACTATCTTCATGGCGGCGAACACGTTGCCGGTGTCCATGTTGTTCATATCGAGGAAGGCCATGCACATGACGCGGTTAAGTTGCGGCATCGACTGGGGGTCTTCCGGGTTCCACTGCCATGCGTCATCGAGGTCGATAATCAGCGGGCGGCAGCGGTTAGCGCCGATGCGATATGTGGGAACAACAACGAGGCACGGCTGATGCTCGACCCCGTACCATGTACCGTAAATGGTCAGATCCCCCCGCGTATGCACGAAATGGTACTGAGTCAGGTCTAAAACGTGCTCTGCCATGATTACCCTCTGTTGCGTTTATGTCTTATGCGTTGCCAGTATAGCAACACTTATCACACAGCCATACCCGAAGTATTTCGTCTCGGTTTCGCCTTTGTGCGGCGGCGGCCAGCGTTCGGGTCCGATCCGTACACCTGCGCCCACTGACGTAATGCGTCGGCGGCCTCACTGTGCCCGTCGTCTTTCTCTGGCTGGTCGGTGAATGTCTGCATCCGGTTATTGTATTTTTTCCGGTAGCTATCCAGGTGAGCGATGCCCTCTTTACAGGCGTCCTTGTCGATCCAGGCTGTTGCCAGCATGTTCCTGGTTATCTGGATGCCGTGCTGCAGCTCGGAGACGCGCTCAACGATCTCGATCCGGCGGCGACCCTCTTTCTCCAGCATTTCTTTCGGTGTCAGGTTGGCATTCTGCCCCTGCCGTACATGGTTGCCGTCGTGAGGCAGGTAGTCAGTGCCCCAAACATACCCCAGCTTGTCCAGCTCCCGGACGTAATAGCCGTATGGTTCGTCCCAGCCCTCAATGAAGCCGATGAAGCGATGCTCCTGCCCGATATGCTGGTGCAGCCAGATAGCCGTTCCGTCGCCGCTGCCGATGTCCCAAAACGTGTTGACTGGATATCCTGGCGTATACGGCACGGTGGTAATGCGCTTCTCCTTGCGCATCTTGACCATCTGTTTGGTGTAGTAGCAGCCCTCTGTCGATTTCTGGAAAGCCTCTTCCGGCGAACTGGGGTATTCCTGCCACATCTTCTCGTCCTGGCCGGAATAGACGTTATCACGCGTGCTCACCCACCATGCCCGCTGCTCGATATCGATCATGGTGTCCATTTTGGCTTCTATCTCGTCAAAATATTCGTGCTCTGTCTTCGAGATATCAACCAGCTCCGGATCCATGCGGTACTGCATGTCCTCCCACCAGGGATAGAAGTGGAAGGCGAATTCCTTGTTCGTGAGCCTGCGCCCCAGGGCGGCAATCTTCTGCGCCCGCTGGCACATCATGAAGAATTCACCTTCCCGGCCTTCAGCGGTGGACTCGATGAAAATCATGCCCATTTCGGCCGCCGGGATGGAGCCGGTCACTACCTCATTGGCGCGGTCAGGGAACTTGGCGCAGATTTTACCGAACTCGGAAATGTGCAGGTGGGTCAGCGTGCCGCCACGGAATGAGGTGGCAACGCTCACCTTGCTGCCGTTGTGGGCGAATTCCAGCGCGTCGGCGCGGTCGCGTACCAGCGGCATCACCGCACGCAGAACATCCGGCAGGTTGTCATAGCCGAACTTCACCTTGTCCCTGAATATCTCCTCAGCCATGTCCTGGTTATGCGCCACGATAGCCGCTGTCGTCGGGTTATTGGCTGGGGCGAACAAAGCACAGTCGAGAAACAGGATAGCGATGAACGTCGTGAAGCCCAGCTGGCGCGCCTTTAAGATGATATTGCGCTTATGCAGCCTCTTCAGCAGCTTCCGCTGCGCCCGGTTCGGCTTGAATGGCACAATACGGACTTCGCTTTCATCCTCTTCCCCAAACTCATCGCGCGGCTTGGTCTTGATTTTGTACAGCTGCCCTGAGCACAGTCGCCAGTATGGGTCACTGAGACACTGGAACAGCTCATCATCGTTCGATGGCACGAAATCGAGCGGCACTGAGCCGGGTTTAGCCGCCTGCAAACTCATCGCGCCCCCTCGAAAAACAACGATGTGAAGATATTGCACAGAAAACCGCTATAATGCGGTGAGGCATGTGCATTTATTTCACTTTGAGGATATCGAATATGGGCGGATTTGAACTGAAACTCTGGCGTAATGGCCTGGGATGGTCGCAGGAACGGGCAGCTGAAGAGCTGGGAGTGAGCAGACGGACTTACCTTACGTGGGAACAGAAAGGCACCTCCCGCGTGGTTGAGCTTGCCACGCAGGCGCTGTCCATCAAAGCCGAATGGCCTGAAACCGCCAAAAAGCTGAATAGGCTGTCCACTCTCGCGAAGCACTAAGTATCCTCTTTGTCCTGCTTAACTGGGGTGATAAGCGCGCCGGGCAGCTGCTGGAGCAGAACTTGCAATGGGTTCTGCTCATCCCCTTTAAGTGTCAGCTTATCATTGAACATGCCCAAGTGCCTCGCAATCTGGTCGAGCGCTGCTTTCTGGTCATGCATTTTTACTTCCAGCCCCTCTTTCGACTGCTTCACGCCTGCGAACAGGGCCAGCGCTGCCGGTGAAAGGTTGCGGGTGTCCTGAAAGTAGGTGCTCAGGTGTCCGTCGCCGTGACACTCCGGGCATTTGGCGTGCGGAGAGAGAGAGCTATCAAAGCCATAGCCGCCATCATCGGTGATATCGCGTGGCGGTCTGTCTTCCTGTTGGGCCGCCATAGCCTCGCGCGCTTTAGCGTTCTCGAACTCGGCCTCATCCTTCCACTGGAATGCATGGTCAATGCCATAGCAGTGACGGCAGCACGTCCGGCGCAGCTGTGTCAGCTCGTTCGGGTTGGCGGTGGCTATCATCCAGTACCGCTGTAACACCATGTCCTGGGTGATTTTGGTGCGCTCTGAGCGCTTCTCCATGCCAGCCAGGATCGCAGCGTAGACCAGCGGCTTCACCTTACCATTGCTGACCCACATGTAGGCTTTCGTTCGGGCAACGGTGGCGCTATAACCGGCCGCAAGTGCAGCCCGTTCCGGTGACAAATCGATTAGATATTCGTCCACAAAGCGTTTATCGCGTGCTGATAGCTTTGTGGCCTTTGCTGTAGGCGTCTTGGTTTGTTTCCTGTTCATAACGTGTCCTTGCGGGTTGACATATCCGCATGCATCGGGAATCGCTCCCGGATCGCTTTGTTGCGATTGTAGAAACAGGGGTTACGAAATGCAAACACTCAAGCCGATAGATGGGCGGTGGCTTTACTGGCAACAGGTAGATCTGGCAAACGGTGTTTTCCGCGTGCAGGGCGCTGAATGGCGCACGGAATGTCCAGACTTAACCGAATGGGTTGACTGGACCGGTTCGGCGCAGCTGGAAGAAGAGATCGGCCTGGCTCTCGATATGCTTGGCGCGTACATGCTTGGTAAATGGGTTGGCTTCGGACGGACGATAGACGGCATCTGTCATGGTATAGCCTGGATGGTGTCCTGATGCGTGACCACTATTGTCCGTGGATAGGCAACACTTGCTAAGCGCTTTGTTGCCATATCGCACTATCTGATTGCATATTTACAATACTTTTCTGGCGTTACCGCTAACGCTATATTATGATTACCTTGTACCGCGCAATATGCGCCAATAACAACGAGGTAACACCCATGACTACCGAATGCACCGCTCTGCGTACTGATGGCTTTATAACCAATATCAAATCACGCAATCCATTCGATGTTATCCGCGCCGATGTAGTGCTGAAACGGCTGGAGAAACATGCCAGCCAGGGCTGTGGCCTGTACTATGAGATTTATGAGGCCCGGCTGTTAGGTATGGCCATCGCCCATCTTGAATTACTGCCTCCGAAAGACCGTCAGACGTTCATCGCTGCCGCTGAAAAGAGAGGATTGACGCTGAACGAGGAAGAGCTGGAACGCGCTGAAGAAGCGCGTGCCGATGTTATGAGAGAAATTCGGGCTGATTACTGAGCAGGTGCCAACATGCCAAAATTACCAAGCGTTTTCCCGATTGTTCATGACCACGGCACCGATGCTAAAGGCGCGGAGCGTCACTGCCTGTCCCTGGTGAAAGGCGGCTGGTCTGCAAAACTTGTGCGCCCTGCCGGTCGCGGCTGGCGCGTCGTTATCTCCGGATATCGCGGATAAAACCTCTTACAGCCCATAGGGCTAAGGAACATATGTGAACAGCACTACACCGCGCACCCAGCGCAGACGCCAGCCACCGCTGGAAGTAAACCAGAGCCTGATTGAAAAGCTGAATGGATTTGTCGAAAGCGCCCGCAAGGGCGAGCAGGATGCCGATTATGAATACGCGATCCGCATGTGGCGCTTCGCCATCCAGATCGTGGAGCAGTTGAGCCACCGGGAAGCCGAGAAGCGCGTGCCGTATTACCTGAACCGCATCGACTTCTGCGAAAAAATGGTGAAGCGGGGTAAGCGGTCATGATTACGATCCCCGTCACCGGCTACGCAATCGTCCTGGCATGCTCGATTAACGCTGGCACGCCGGATTGCATCGAGCAGCTGGCTACCGGCTATGTGTGGGCCAATGCCCAGCGCTGCCAGGAAGAGCTGGACCACGCGAAAATACCCGGCGCGCAGTGTGAGAGCCTTTCCGGCATCACCGTTTCTGATGAAGGCACCGGACCGGCACTGGCACGCATGATCGACGTGGAGGGTATGTGATTAAACCAAATCCCGGCGCGCTGCGGGCGCGGAGCTACAACAAACGCCGCCAGGAACAGGGCGACATTAAAACCACCGTCTGGCTGAAAGGCAGCACCAATGCGGCGCTTCAGATACTGGCGAAGGAGGAAGGGATCACGCGCGATGAGCTGATAGAACGCCTCTGCCGCACGCACGTTGCAGAGAAAGGCCGGTTACTCGAACAAGGGTAGCACTAAAAGAAAGGAGCGCTCATAGGCGCTCCTGTTTCGTTTTATGGGGTGTCCTCCCGTTTTCTCTCTTCGTCCATCGCCAGCGCCTGGGCAACCACTTCATCGCGGTGCGCTTCAAACTTCTGCCGCGCCTCCTGGCGCTGCCTGGCCTGTTCTGCGTCGGCATCGGCTTCCGCCTGGCGCATCGATTCACGCCAGGTGCGCATTAGCTCCGCCATGCGGGCGCGATTGTCCTTCACCTGTTCAGGGCTTAGGTTCGGCAGTGCCAGCGCCTCCTCTTTGCGCGGCGGAGGCAAAAGCCCACGGTTAACAGCCTGATCGATGGCGACAACACGCAGCTGCTTATCCCAGCCCTCGGAAACCTCGACGCTCGGAGCGCCACCAGCAGCCTTTGAGATTGATACACTGCGCTCGTAGGCAGCGATGAAGGCCATGCGCGCCCCGATCTTGTCTCCCTCCTCCAGCAGCGGCAGCGCGATATTGAAAGCGTCCCGCGCCTCCCTGGTCCACACCACCGTGTTGCGCTCGTCAGCGGCTGGCAGCGCCAGTGACCAGGCCTCATTAGCGGACAGCCAGTCCCTGCCCGGTGACAACATGTCGATGATCGCCTTCAGCGTCAGCTTGCCGGTCGCCTCCTTCCTGACGCGGTTCAGTGCGGTCATCACTTCGTGGAAAGGGTATTCGTCCAGATCCTGCGCCATCACCAGCGCGGTGGTGGGCTTCATTTCACCCCCCATCACTTCGGCGGTCGCCACCAGCGTGCGCAGGACTTGTTCTTTCTCTTCGAGCGTCATTCTCTGCCCTCCCGCTCCCTCAGCATGCGGATAGCTTCATCGGCGGCGTTCGCGTTTGCCTGTGTCTGGTCGAGCTGTCTGGCGCGGGTATTTGTCATTGCCCGGCCATTCATCCACTGCGTGCGGTATCCCTCTGCGTTGAGCAGCAGGAAGTCGAGCGTATGGCTCGCCATCAGCACGCGCGGCTCGGTGACGTTCTCGACGTAGAAGCGGGCCACGCCAGGCGCTTCCCTGCCCAGCCGCTGGATGAGCTGCTTCACCTGCGCGTTGGTTTTCGCATTGCGCGGGATCGTCGTGTGATAGCGCTGCTCATAGGCTTTATCGAACCACTCCCAAAAGACTTCCCGGATCCGTTCGTAGCTGGGGCCGTTGTTCCTTTCGTCGTGTTGTTGCTGCTCTGACAACACTGCAGGCAAGCCACCAGCGGCCGGTGGCGATTTTTCGCCGCCGGTAAGATTCTCTGAGGTAGTCTCTGTAGTAGTCTCTGTATGAAGATCGGTGCATTTTGCCCCGTTGGGTCGGGGCTTTTTGCCCTTAACGGATGGGGCATTTTGCTCTGATGGGTTGGCGCAGTCTGCCCCATTCGATTGGTGCAAATTGCCCTGATCGGAGAGAAGCGCGTGCCGGTACTCAATTGTGTAAAAATTGGTGTGGTCGTGCTTCGATTTTCGCAGCTGCTTAACGTCCACCAGCCCCAGCTTTTTGAGCTTCGTCAGCGTCCGCTTGATGGTGTCCACGGACCAGAACGGGAAGTTGTCGCGCTGCCATTCCTCGAACGTGTTGTAGACCCATTTGCGGCCGTCGTGGACCTCGCCAGCGGTCGAGTCCTGGATCCAGTAGTTCAGTTGCTGCAGCACGATGGCTTCGTTCAGGCCGATACGGTCGGCCAGCTCCGCGTTTATGACGATGGGCTTGCGATTGAACAGGAGGCTCATTGCAGTGCCCCCCTGCGTGGATACATGACGAACTGCGCGCGGTAGTTGCGTGGGCCAGGTGCTGACGCTGTTGCCACGCGCAGAGAGGGGTTCTTACCGCTTGCGATAATGCGCATGATGGCCCGATATTCGCATGGGTTTTCCGCCCGGATGTAGGCATATGGGCGGAGCCTGCCAGCCATTCGATGACAAAAACGCCAGACCTTCATGCGGCACCGCCTTCTTTCGTCAAAGGCTCGCCGCACTCCCGGCAGAATTTATCCCACGCATCCGCCTTGCGGTGCTGGCATTTGGCCGTGTCCCAGCCGCAGATACTGCAAATCCCGTTGCTCTTTCCGTCATAGACGCGCCCGCCATCGTGCTTGCAGTAGCGCTGAAAGCGGCGCTCCAGCTCCTCGTAACTCGGTTTTTCAATCGTCATGCTTTTGCCTTAGCCGCTCTACGGCGGCGATCCATTGCTGTTTTGATTATTCAGTTGCTGAAATGGCAACACTCTTCCCGCACTTAGGGCAGAACTTCACGCCGTTCTCTTCCGGGCCGCCGTCAGGGAAAATCCATTCAACGCCGCATGTGCCAGACCAGTGGTCATCGTAATTGCTGAATGTCCAGGTGCAGCTTTCAGGAATAATTTCAGGAATATTTTGTGGTGCGTTTTGTTGTCCGCCAGCCTTAACAGCAGGGGCGTATACCGGCCCCGCGAGCGTCATGCCAGGTACGGGCACGTCGCTAATGGAAAATGCAGTGCCACCTTCGGCTGTGATAAACATGTAACCGATTTTCAGCATACCATCCGGAATTACCGGAGAGTTGCCAGGATGCACCGGACACGGCCAGCGAAGCGAGCCATCACCGCTGGGGCAGGTGCAAACAGGAGATACCGGCGCTGGCTGCGCGTTAGCCGCCGAGCGAAGCCGGAATGGCAAGTCGAACCACACACCTGCACCTGTCCTGTCTTTAGTGGTAAGCAGGTCTTCAATTGCTGATGCCGCCGTATGAAGCAGGTCTGCGCTGACTACCGGCGCTGGCGGCGCTGGCGGATAATTTGCCAGCATCCAACTAATGACGTAGTCGGCCTTGAACCGCTCAACCGGAAATCCTTCATTCCAGTCACGGAAGTGATAGATAACTTTTGCCAGCTCGGGCTGAAGCGCCACCGGCTCGCTGTCCATTGCGGCCAGGCGCTCTCGCATGTTGTCGATGCACTGAACCAGCGAGCCGCCTGGAGGAACGTCGAGTTCTTCCACCAGCTGGAAATAAATATCAGCGGCGGCTTTCGTGTTGGTGCCGATCCCTTCTTCACGCAGGGCGTCACGCTCTGCTGTCAGCTGCTCAATACGGCGGTCTTTATCCAAAGACTCGCGCATATACTCCAGATAAAACTGCTCTTTAAGCGATATCTCGCCAGCCGATTCCAGGGCCGCGATACGCTCTTTCACTGCTTCTGGTGTGATTTTCATTGGTTCTCTCCCGCAGCCTGCTGAAGCCTAAAAATCTCGTTAGATATCTCAATCTGCCCGGCGGTTTCCGGCAGTCCAAGGTCAGCCTTCACGCTTTGCCACAACGCTTCCAGGCAGCGTTCACGCACGTTGTCGGCCTTCATTCCAGCCATAAACATGCGGCGGCACAGCTCGAAATTGTCGTTCGTGTGCTGGTATTTATAAGGGCGCTCCAGCGTGCCGTGCTTCGCCAGCTCACACGGTGCAACAATCGACGGATTCAGGGCCGGATATTCGCGCTCAAACGTCTCGCGAGCCTGCTCGTAAGATGTTTTCATGGCTTCACCTGATTAATAAGCTCGATAACCTTCATGGTCAGGATGGCGCCAGGGATCCAGGCACCCAGCACGCAGACCACAATCGCGATAACCAGAGAGCGCCACATACGTGCGTTTTCTGCTTTAAATTGCTCGATTTCGTTGTTCATCATGCCTCCCGTTTGAGGGGGTTGTTGTCGTTGGCCCAGTCAATGCCCAGGTCGATTTCCTGCCGGTGCTTCTGTGCATAGCCAGGGATAAGATCGATATCGTTGCGGGGGTTCTCATTGCCCCAGTGATGCCAGCCTGGCGCGTCGCCGCGACTGAACAGCTCGATGCGCGGCACGTCGCCGTAAAGCAGCTCCAGCCGGTGGCGAACCTCCCAGGGTTTTTCGCTGTGCTCGCCCAGGCAGCTGTAGACCACCTGTTTGATGTTCCGCGCCTGGCGCTCCAGACCGGCACCGCGAACCGCGAAAAGCACATCCTCAGTGTTGGCGCGCGTGTAATTGCCGCCGTTCATGCGAGATTGCTTATTCAGCATGTCCAGCAGGTCGTAGAAGTCCTGGATCTGGCCTTCGCGCAGCGCCTTATTGAAATGCTCGTCGGCCAGCTCGTTGAACTTCACCCAGGTAAAGCCCTTGATGGTGCGCACGTCGAAGCCCCAGGCCTTCGCCAGCTGGTGGGCCTCCTCGATGTGCGTGCTGGTGTACCACATAGCCAGTACGGCATCGTCGGCGGCCAGCTCCCACACCGGCAGGCGCTTGATGTCCTCGATCTTCATGGTGTCGTAGTGGTCGCTGGCTGCGCCGTTGCTGGTCTTGTTCTGGTAGTTCCACGGCGGATCGGCATAAATCAGGGAGTAGCGCTTCATTCAGCCTCCCCCTCTTCCGGGCGGCGCTCTTCCTCGATGTACACCAGCGAGTGGTCGTAAAGCTCTTCCAGGGGGAAGCCGCGCAGGGTCTTTGTGTCCGGCATGCCATACGGGCGCTTCAGCTTGTAGCCGTGTTTCTTGATGACGTCGCCCACCAGCACCGGGCCGCCCTGCTCCACCAGCCACTGGTGAATGTCGCGGGCCTGCTGGCTCAGATCCAGCGGGTAGGTACCCACGGCAACGGCCACGACGTGTTTGCCGACCTGAATGACCTTCACACCGCCAGGCTCATGATTCAGGGCTGGCTTGAACGTCGAAAGGTAGTTTGGTTGCATGAACATTCCCTATCGCCATATGGCGAATCGTAATTGCTAATCTGCACTGTGCGTTGCCAAAACAGCAACACCCGGCGCGTGGAAATTATCGTTTTTCAGCCAGAATCATCGCCAGCAGCTCATCGGCGCGCGAGTCAAAGAAATGCGGCTGTGTCTCACGTGGGTTGCCGGGTGATGTCATATTTTTGCCGAACAGCAGGCCGCTGGCGGTGATCGACCAGAACTGCTTTTCAGTGCCGCGAGACGACGGGCGGCTCATCCGCTTGACGATGCCAAGCTCCTGCAGGCGCTGATAGGCATACTGGACCTTCACCGGGAAATCGCGCTGCTGCAGGATAGTGCGCAGAGCGGAAGTGGTGCGACTGGATCCGTCGGCAGCATCGGACGGCGCGTCGATGGCGTAGGCCGGGGTAAGGCTAGGAAGAGCGAAATGGCTTTCGATTTTGCGATATGCGCCCAGGGTGGAGCTGTTGGACAGGTTCAATGTCCGCTTCATTGACTCCACCAGCATAAGGCTGGCCTGAACACCATCACTCAGGTTTGCGGGAGGGGTTGCGGCAATCTTGCTCTCCAGCTCCTGCCAGCGATCCACCAGCCTGGCAGTAAATTGCGGAGACAGCTGTGCAACAACGATAATGCTGTCGCGCTTTCCTCTCTCACCTGAAAAAACGAAATAAGTGACGGGACGCCCGGCGGTGGGCTTTTCCTCAGTCTGAGGAAAAGTAATTACGCCGCTCTCTGCCAGTGTTTCAATTGTTCGCTTAACGTTGTCGTGACGCGACCCCACCAGCTCGGAAATTTCCATGCTGGTCATCGTCGGGTTGTTTACTGCAATGTCTTGTCCTTTCATAAATCCGCCTGATATCAGTCATTCGTAGTTTTTGCTCGACCCTTCAGAGAACTCCAGAGCTTGCCCTGAAATACAATCCACTCGCCGTTAAGCATCTTGTTGACGTGCTGGCGGGTGGTGCCAATGCTTCTGGCAAACGCCGCGCGATTACCGGCGAAATTCAGGTCAATGTATTCTTTCAGGGGGAGAGCTTTATCGCACGGTGTCATGCTTACCTCTGATTGTAGTTATCGGTGTATTACATTACAACTAAATTTCTTCGATTATCCAGCCGCCGCCATCTTTCTTCTGGCGCGGGAAGGCGTACCGAAACACAAAGGGGAACTGCTCGGCCGCCACCTTCATCTTAACCTTCGCGTCTTCCTCGATGATGGCCTTCGCCCCCTTCACGTCGATCATCACCAGCAGGCCATCGGCGTACATGACGTTGAAATCGACGTTCAGCGTCGTGTTGTCGGCCAGCTGCAGCTTAATGCCCTCATGCCTCCACCAGAGAATTTCACCGGTGATCTCCAGCCCGCGCAGGTAGTTCGCGAACTTCGCTTCGGTGGCATTCATTTCGCCTTTCTTTTTGCGGCCCAGCGCGTGCAGCTTCGCCTTGCTGGTGGACTGCTTCGGTGCCGGGCTTTTGCTCTTCGCCTGGCGGGCCTGCAGCTGGTTGAATTCCTCTTCGGTAAATCTCATCGTTAAATGCCTTCAGGGCGTGATTCCACCACGGCAAAGCACTTCGCAGAGTGATACTTCGCCAGCACAATGCCGCCCGGCTTGCCGTCGAAATAAACATAGTTCTCACGGCCAATGCGCTGATCGTGGAACCTGATGCGGTACTTCTTCCCTTCCGGCCATTCGTCGGTAGCGGTGAAGGTTTCTTCCGGTTTCTCTTTGTTCCAGCCCGGCACGTAGTCGGCGGTGATCGTCGTCCAGTTACCGTTCACCCACTGGTTTACGTGGACGTAGTGAGTGCGGGCCTGGAAGTGGCGGAACTGGTGATCAAACTCTTCCTGTGTCGGCGGGCGGCTGAAGTTTTCCACCCAGCTGTTGCGATGGTTTTTATTGCGGTCGGAAACCATTATGCGCCAGTCATAACCGTCTTCATGGGCGAAGCTATCGGACTCGAAGGAGTCGGGAACCTCGACCACACCGCCGATGGGGCGGTTGTTTTTAGCGGCTTCCTTCTCTCTGAGCACTCTGTTGAGGTCCAGGGGCGTACCGTCAGCATGGAAAAGACCGTCAATCCCCTTGCATTCTGGAATAAACGGCATGCGGTCTACGCTGATTGCTGCCTCAGTGGTTAGCATCGTGCGTACTGACCGCTTAACCAGCGCCTCCATCCAGGGGAAGTTAACCCACTCGCCGCTTTCGATCTTGGTCAGTACCGCTTTCTGTGCCGCTTCGTTAAATTGCTTCGCAAATTCCATAACCTTTCCTCGGTTAGTCAGTTAATCCCAGCTCTTGCCGGGTACGTTCATACAGCTCTTCTTCGGTGCCGAACTGCTCGATGAAGGCGCGTTTCGCCATGTGGATGCTGGCAATGTCCGGGTGATGCGTGCCGCGATGGTGCGCCGGGCAAAGCGCCAGACTTTTCTGGTGATCACTCCGCTGCCCGCGCCCCTGGCCCGCGCGAATATGATGGATCTCGGCTGGCGTTCCCGGCGTCCCTTGCACCAGGCAGGCGATACAGCCCAGCTCGGTGATAGCCGCCATCCACTCGTTATCTGATTTGGTACGGTGTTTCGTTGCCACGGTTCCGCCTTAGCCTTTACGGCTGCAGTTTTTCACGATAGCGCGCCGAATTTCAGCATCGCGCTCGTCAGAACGCCCACTGCAGTAGCCGATAAAGAAAAATACGGCCGCCACAGTCATGCACAGGGCAAATATGCTATCTCCGCTCATTTCTTCACCTCATTAACTTCTGGTGTGCCAGGAGAAAGAAGCGCTACAGCCTCAGCAAGTAATTTCCTTGCCTTAGTCACGGCATCATCTTTCTCCCCGTAAGTTTCAAGAACCAGAAGACGCAGCGAATCCGTCAGTATCTTCTGCCCGCTTTCAATCCGGCATCCCGTACCTTTCGATACGTGGATGGCCTCCCAAAAATCACGCTGAGAAATCCCCTTCTCTTTGCGGTACTGCCGCAGCGTGATCGGGGTGATGTCGTTAATCGATTTAAAAGTCATGTTGCCTCGCCGTGTTGTCCTCATAGCAACTATGTTGGCAAAAAATAATGCTAAAAGCAAACGCATGATTGCAATTTAGCAACGCAACGGGTAGGAACGTGATCCATAGTGAAGTACCGGGAGGCGCGTATGCCTGTGAACAAAAAATATTTTGACGACCTGATGAAAGACCGCCGGATCTCCCTTCGGGCTATCGCCAGGGAAATGAACTGCTCACCTTCCCAGCTCTCCAGAACGTTCGGCGGGTACCGGCGCATGCAGCTGGCAGAAGCCGCAACCATCGCCAGAATGCTCGGCGTACCGGTGGTTGAGGTCATGGTGAATGCCGGTATCGAGGAAGTGCGGGATGAGCGGAAGTACGCCAAAGTGATCGGCTTCCTGAAAGGGGATTTGACCGTCTCCCCTGTCCCCGATGACGTCCGGGAACGGGTGCCACTTCCGATAGCAGACCTGCCGCCGGATACCGTCGCCATCCAGGCCCGCACTGCGAATACGCCGTTCTCCTTCCTGGATGGATGGGTTTTTTTTGCTGGCCCCAGGGTGGACGCCAGCGACGAGATCGGCAGCTACTGCGTGGCGCACATCGAGGGCGGCGACAAGATAATCGGCACGCTTTCGAAGGGCTATCAGCGCGGGACTTACAACGTCACCGGCGCGGCGGGCATCGCCAGGCAGAGCATGAAAGTCGATTGGGTTCGTAGGATTTATTTCACGCAACACGCCTAAAAGTGTTGCTGTTCTCAAATATATTGTTCTAATATAGCAACACAGGATTGCAGCGGTTAAATGATGACCGCTCACATAATCACCGTCAAAAGGGGGATTTATGCCGCAAGGTGCGCGGCGCTGGACCGATGAGGAGAAGGCGTACCTGTCCTTGAATGCGAAGCGGTTCTCTGCCGAATACATTGGGTTGCGCCTAAAGCGCAGCGAAAGCTCGGTTCGTACAATGGCCTATCTAATGGGCGTAAGCCTTGGCGGATGGACCGATGAAGAGAAGCAGTTTTTGCGCGATAACGCCTGGTGCATGACTGCAAAGCAGATTGGCGTCGCTCTCGATAGAGAAGAAGAGCAGGTTAAAAAGAAAGCACAAACACTGGGGGTCAGGTTCGGCCCCAAACGTAATAATTTCACCGCCCGGCAAGGCAGGGCTAAGGAAAGGTATGAACGTTAATGAACTTCCGCAGTACAAATGCCATAAGGTAGTTCGCGCTGGCAAGATTCTTGCGACCGCCCGCAACCCCAATGAAGATGCCGTTTTTCTTGATGTTGATGGGGTGGTTAATAAATGGCTTTTTGCGCCAACTGGGTGGCTTAACAAACATAACCCGGATATTGGCGGCTATCTCGTCGCCTATGAGGACGGATATCTGTCCTACTCACCGGCGGCGGCCTTTGAGGCTGGCTATTCGATCATCATTGACAAAGATAGCAATGGAACCGTGCTCGCGCAGAAAGCGGACGGAACGGAAACTCTCCACTTCCAGGGCAGCACCCCGGCATCGACTGAGATCGACCTGGATGCCGCCGACTTCTCCGACGCCCTGATGTGGCTGAAAGAGGGTAAGCGCGTGCAGCGCGCCGGGTGGAACGGCAAAGGGCAGTACGTCCAGCTCTGGCAGCTTCCACCAGACATCACATTCGACGGCGCGGAGCTTCGTCCCTGTTTCATCCTGAAAAACGCGCAGGGTGTCGCCCAGGCCGGTTGGGTTCCGTCTATGGGCGACCTCCTGGCCACCGACTGGCAGGTTGTTGCCTGATGAAAATTGAAGTGGGCAGAGCCGCTGTATGGCAGCACGCAGAAGAAGCCGACCTGCAGGACATGATCCGCAAGGTGGCCGCCCACTTCGAAATAGCTGACATAGCGATTTTTACGCCGGGCAAGCTCACCTATGTGAACGAGCCTCCCCGTAAATATAACCGTATCCGGCCATTCGAGAGCGATCACCGCTTCGATACCGCAACCGGAAAATTAGTAAGGAAAGGCAATGGGAAATGAAATAGCGGTCTATCACTACTCCGCATGGTTCAACAACGCACGCGGCCCCGTCCATCATGACGGCGTTCTGCTGCTGCCGGTTATCAGCAATACCGAAAGCTATTTCGCGGCCCGCCAGGCTATCGCGAACGACCTGGGGATCCGCGTCGAAGTGCTCAACGTGAATTCTTTCGCCTACATCGGCCCGGCTTCTGTCTGAGGAAAGGATATGTCTACCGAAAACAATATTTCTACCAGCCTGGCGAATGCCATCAATGAGCACTGCCGCCAGTTTGAAGCGTCACCTGAATTCAATGAAATGGTCGCGGCACACGTGCGCAAGCTGTACGACGATGCGATCAAGGATGTTTTCCGCTGGGGGAAATTCCCCGATGCAGTGAAGGAAGCGCTGAAAGAGGCATTACCGGCCAACATCACTGCCGTGTGTGATCTTCCTCGATATAACCTCCTGCTGGCGCGCACGCTCGATGAGCAGTGGAAGGCCAACGCCGTCAGCGAGAACCTGGTAACGCAGATGCAGGAGCTGGTGAAGGGCTTCATTGAGCAGGATCAGACGCCGAAATTCATCAAAGCGTCTGACCTGTGGGCGGCGTACATTGAAGATAACCAGGAAGAGGCGGCACACGAAGGGTGGGAAGCTCCGCAGGTAGTTATCAATGATGATGACCGCGACGGATTTTTCTACATCGGTTTCGAAAAAGAACCAGCATCTGAAAGCTCCTATGGTTTCCTGCGAAAAGAACGGAAAGAGAAGGCGCATTCTTGCGAGGTCTATTTAGGCTTCCATCAAAAGACCATTAGAGAGGAGCGTACTGACAAGCCTGTTATGCAGGATGGACACCCTGTCTACTCGCTTTTCAGCGGTCAGCTTGAGTATGGCGACGCACTGGGGAAAAAGCCGGTTCAATTCCGCGGCAAGTTCGAAAAGCTGGTGGGGGCGCTCTACTACGGCGATAGCCTGCTGGTCCTCGATGCGCGCGATGCAGACGATATTTATTACCCGTCGGTGGACTGATGAAGCGGGTAGCCTTTTACCGCCGCGCTGGGGATCAGACCACCAGCCTGGCGGGTACGAAAGAGCGGGTAGCATGGCGCTTATCCAAAGGCCCAGCCACCGGCACCGAGCTGGCGGAAATTTTCGGTATCACCAGAGTGCAGATGAACCACATCGCCTCGAAGTGGAAACCTGATGAAGCCACCAGCTCGATCAAAGCGTCTGAGTGGTTCCAGCTGCCGGACGGCGGCAGAGACAGGACTTACAGCCTGGAGCGTAAGCCGAAGCGGGTAACACCGAGCGGCGAAACGCCTCGATACACGCGAAAGACCTTCCTCACCGCCAGTAAGGAAACCAAGCGCCTCAACACTGAGCGCGCAAAACGCCGGGCGAGGCTTATCGCTGCCGGGCTTTATATTGACGAATTTAATTGAGGTCTATTGTGGAAAAATTGCCAGAGCTGCACTGCCAGTGCGGCGCTACGCCAAAAATGAACATCACCAGCGAAGGTGGTAAGACAAAGTATTACGTCAGCTGCTCCGCTTGTGGGCGTTCCTGTCCAATCAGTAAGCAGCCAGCGCGCGCCGCTGAGCGCTGGAATGAGAAGGGCTGAAGAAAATGAATAATCGTCAGCTCATGATCGATGCATCCCGCTTTCGCGATGCAAAAGAGCGCCGCACTTTCTGGAGTGATCTGGCTATCACCATCGTGTGCGGCTCGGTGGCCGCCGTCCTTTTTACTCTCATTTAACGGGAGGGGTATGCTCAAGAAACGACACCTGGGCGCACCGGCCCAGCCGAAACATCACATCGGCGCAAAGGTGAACTACCGCGACCATCGCGGCAAAGAAGTACGGGGGACCATCGTATCAGCTACCGCTAACTGGTTCGGCTATCACGATGGGGAAGCATTCACGCTGACGTATGCGCTGACGCATCCGACATCGAGCCGCCACGAGCACCACGGCGACGACGACATTATCGGTGAAGTCACGGAGGGGAAATGAGCTACTGGAAATTTACCAGCGCTGAGTCCCTGGCCGCCTGGGATGAAATGGTGCGCCAGGAAGAAGAGCTGAAGAAGCAGGGATCGACGTTTGCGGCCCTGTTCGACGGTAAGCCGGTCTATCAAAAGACCATGTGCGACTGGCGTTTCTATGGCGTTCGCTTCGACGGTCATGTGTACGTTGCCGCTGACCTGTGGACGAAGCCCACCAGCAAGAACGGCTACGCGCAGCAGCCGCGCGTTAAGGTGCCTGCAGCACTGAAACGTGAATCAGAGGCGCTGTGGCAGCTGTGGAATGACCAGCGTCCGCATATCACCGCCGACCGTGAAGCATTCTATGAGTCTGTCGGTCTGGACTGGGGGAACCTGATTTTTTCCGGCTTCGCCTCGTTCCGTTATGGCGACGTGATCTACTTTGAAACTGGGGCCACGCCGAAGCCCGAAGCCGGTGGCGTGGAAATTCTCGGAAGTGAATACGCCGCAGCCCAGCGCGCGGCTAAGGCTGGTGACAATGTGCCAGGCGCTAATTCTTAAATATAGTGGTCAGCCGGACCCTGAGCAGATGCTGGGGGTATGCACCACTGAGGAGATTATCGAAGTCCTCAAAGACCACGTTCGCAGCGAAGTACGTGACGAGGTGCGCGCTGACTACGAAAACCAGATATCCCAGCTTGAAAATGAACTGGAGGAGGAAGGCGACTGGAAGAGTACCGCAGAAAGCTGGGAGTGTGACGCAATAGGACTTTACCGGGCAATAGAGAAAGCAATCGAATTGCCCTGGACGGAGGCGCTGCCGATATTGCGGCAGGCGATGGAAGACCACGGCAGCGAGATCGACTAACTGGAGGTGCCCATGCGGGAAGAAGAGATACAGCGTCTCGCTCCCCTTAACCGCATAGGTTGACGGGGCCAGGCATCCGTTACCACCTGAAACACTTTTATCAACCACCGCCCCCAAGGGCTAAAGAGAAAGGCATGACTACCGAAAATATTGTTCAAGACACTGAAGAAAGCCGTATCGCACAGCAAAAGCGCGAGACGCTTCACTCACTGCTTTACATCATGGCTGAGTGTGCGCCTTCGGCAGAAAAATTCATGGGCATCGACGTGAAGGCGCTGGCCCGGAAGGTGAACGAAGCCTACGACCAGTTAGGCAACAACTATACCGTTGAAGCGTATCCAGCAGCCAATCCGCTTGCCGGTCTGGTGGTTCCCGGCAATAACGTCCTGGCTATGCATGCTGGCTCTACCGGCGAAAGAACCGTGTGCGCAGAAGAGGTAAAACTGGGTTCATCGTTCAAAGCCAGCAAAAAAGAGCACGCCAAATTCCATTCGCATCTGAGCAGCATTTCCTTTGGCGAGATCCAGGATATTGACGGCCAGCTGAGAATGGGGGCACGGATTTACTGGGATGATGGTTCTAAGACCGAAAAATCTGTGTGGTGCGGAAGCCTCGGCACGCCGAAAGACGAAGCTGAGCGCATCGCTCGAAATCGTATTTGGCTGTATGCCTCCACAAAAGACGAACGCGATTTGGAAGAGTGCGCGAGTGCCGAAGAAACGAAAAAAGGCACCCCTACCGTTCTGATCGCACTGCCTGCAGGTGCAGGTATGTCACTCACCCCGGAACAGGCCAGCTTCAATCTTCCGGAGGGGATCTCCACCGGCCAAATCTCGGACGGCTATCACACGTTCGATGAGCTGTACGCGCACCGCGTTCGCCTGTTCTCTGCCCTAATGCGCGCTCACCCGGATAAATCATGGTGGAGCTTCAAACACCATGACGGCAGCGTGTGGGATGGCTGGATTATCGCTGGCATCGATACACCTGCAGGCCCGGCGACATATCACCTACCGGTGTCAGAGATCGAATTCTTCAACGAAGGTGTTCGCCAGCTGCGCAGGGGTAAGGAGTGGGACGGTCACACCTCCGATGACGTGCTGGAGCGCCTGAAGTCTCTCTAATGCCGGATACCGGCCAATAACAACCCACAAAGGGGGAAGCATGCAAAAGATTCAACCGATGGAGCCGCAGCGCAATAGCGAAGGCTACTGGTGCCACCCGGATATGCCGGACATTGAAACCAGCGAGCAGTTTGATAGCTGGATTTCTTCGCAGGGGCTTCAATACGCCCTCCACTGTCTCGATGGTGACGACGGGATCGGTGCTGAAGATGCGCAGGCCCGCTACGAGGAAGGCGACACCGACATTCTGGCTTGGCAACCTTCACAGCCTGAAGGTGAAGGCTGGTTTATCGCCTCGATCCACGACACTGAAGATGGCCCGGTTTGCCTGTGGATCCGTCACCCGACCGAAGAGCAGCTGCGCGAAGCGGAAGAGCGGAAGAAATTGCAGGCGCTGAAGGAGGATTTCCTGGCGAAGCACCGCGCCTGCGTGGCGGCCGCCTATGCGTATTTCTCGGCCTGCACGGAAGGTGAGGACCGCATTTTTGCCAGCGAGGTGTATCAGCGCATTCGCCTGGCGACGGCGAAGCGTAACCCGGTGGAAACTCAGATCGTCAAGTAGGATGGTGGGGAAGTTCACGCTTCCCCCTTTTCAGACTGTTTCGCCCTTGTTAATAGCGTTGCTGAAACAGCAACAGGAGCGAATCAGGATGAGCAAGAAAAGGTATCTCACGCAGGACGAAGTAGCAGACCGGTACCGGGGGCTTATTTCAGTCAGAACGCTTTGCAATTGGAGATCGCTTCGCATTGGACCCCCTTATTGCAAAATCGGAAAGACGGTCCTCTACGACGAAGCAGAGCTGGACGCGTGGGATCAACGTAATACCGTTAAATGCGCACCATCGGTGCGGGAGTAAGAATGAAAACAGCCTCCACCAGAGAGCGCATCGCCTACTGGCTCCTGCTCCTGAAGCCAGGCCAGTGCATGGAGTTCTCCCCGGATGACTACGGGATCAGCCCGAAAACGCTTCTGGCCTATCTGGAAGCGATAAGCGACGCCTCTATCGACCGCCGGTACAAGATGTGCAGCGCCGGGTTCCGCAAAATCGGCGTGCGGCGGCTGCGGGACTGGCCGTTCAGCGGCAAGGTGGCGTGATGGATGAGCTGGACAACAGCCTTCCGTATTTTTGTGACAACCGCTGCCCCGGATGCCGGGGTGAGGAAAAATAATGAGCAATGAAGCAAGGCTACAACTGGGGTTCTCCCCCCTTTCTAAAACTATCATGCTGGCAAAAATGAAGGATATCGAAGGCGGCCGCCTGCGCGTCGGTAACGATCCTGGTCGTGATGTGACGAATGAAGCGGCACAGCTTGTCTGGCAGCTCGTTATGGCTGAAGGCGGTCAAATCGGCTGGCAGCTCGATGACGGTAGCAAAATGGTGCTCAAAGCTGAAAAGGTCGCGCCAGGCGACAAGGCGGCAGAATGAGCAAACTTAAAATGTGCATGGTGGCAGTGCTGGGCCTGGTTGGTTCAGCGATTCAGTGCCGACCATCGATAGATACCGTGTCACTCCAGGAGCCTACCGGCGGCTATCCGGTCACTGATCGCCATACCGGAAAGGCCAAAGAACGCCGTGAAGCAAAGCGCCGTCGCCGCGCTAAGGGGAGAAAGTGAGCAAAGACATTCTGGATATGAAGCGCCTCCCTATCGACAGGGTAGCGGCGCGGGTTGTTGGAAAAGGGGTCCACTGGACGCCCAACAAGAAAGTTCAGACCGCCGACAGTGAAACTCCGCTACCCATCGTTGATGAGCGGACGCTAAACCCGCAAGCGAGAAGAATTTCGCAACAGGTCATCGGGAAACGATGCGGCCGCCTTACCACCCTGGGGCTATCGGCTGAAAAGAGAGGCCGCTGGGTAGTCCGGTGTCAGTGTGGGATGTTCACGCTTCGCACATTCAAAGCGCTGACGAACCCTAAAAATAATACGGACTGCTGCGAGCAGTGCCGCCATCTTCTGCACCTGAAACGTTCGGAGATTCACCGCCGGACAGGAAAAGATGTCAACTGGGAGGATTTATAATGAGTAAACGAGATATCAAAGAGAAGCGCTGGGGTCGCAAATCAGCGAAACGTCAGATGGCAGTCGAGCCGGTAATTGTTGACGGGTTTCCGAGAGGTCCGCAGCTGCGTTTTCTGACGCAGTACCGGAAGTTTGGCGACGGAAGGGAGCAGCTGCGCGACGGCGTTCCTGATTTTCGCGGTGGCTCAGCGGTGATGTGGGGGGATTGGTTCGATGTGCGAGGTGGTGAGCGTGTCCAGGGTTAACGGGCGCAGGCCGCCCACGTTATCCCCTCTCCCGCAGCCGGTAGAGCCAAAGAAGATCGGCTGCGGAAAAAGCCTCGGTGGTTACATGGATCAGAGCGTGCCTGACAGATGCGGTGCGGTGGGCCTGGATGGACTACATCTGTGCAGCGAGTGCTATCAAACCGTACAGGATATTGCAGGTGGTGCGCATGGTCACAGGTAGCGATCTGCTGGACCTGATTATTTCCGGCCTGCTGCTGGTTATCTTCATAGCTGTGGTGAGGGAAATTTGATGAGCAAACGAGATATCAAAGCGAAGCGCTGGGCGCGGCGTCAGCCACCAGAACCCTATGATGGCGTGACAATCTGGTTTCACGAACAGATCCGCATCATGGGTGACGGCCGGAGGCAATTCCGCGACCGACTGGCTGGCATCAGGGTGGAGCGCCAGCCGTGGTCCGAGTGGCGCGACTGTTAACGCTGGTGATGGTCTGGTGTCGAGCGTGAATATGCGAGAGGTCAAAACGAAACCAGCACCAGACCGCTACACCAGTTAAGCAGCGGAAGCGGCTAAAGGGTTTGAAAACACAGCGGAATTTCAAACTGGTAAGCGTGGTCCACAATCACCCTACTGCCAGTTTTTAGTTCACGCTGGTTCACGTTCAAACCCTTTGATTACCGGACTTTTTTTAAGATATTGACTGGTAGCGGCTCCCGATCAATAAACGGAGTGCGTCGGGCAAACCGACACCAACTACAGCACCAGCTACCACCTACAAACAGCACCACCAAACCGCCTTCGGGCTAAGAGGAAAGGATGGAAAAGTTACTCCATATCGTGATGATTTTGGGCTTCATTTATGCCGCCTGGTCGGCCTTTGGATGGATCATGGGTTGCTGGCACTACACCAAAGCAACCACCTGCCTGGAGCAGGAGGCGCTAACGCACTACGGTACGATCTATCTGCGCCGGGCCATTCTGAGCCTCGTTATCTCGCTGACAATCTATTTCGTGGCCTGACGCCCGGCAGGGCTAATGAGGAAGGTATGAGCAAAATTTCCCTGCCCAAGCTGCGCGAGATCTCGCAATCAGCGAAGGAAGTGATTGACGCCCAGGCGGGCAAAAACGAGTACGTCAGCCAGAACGACAGCGGCAAGATGGTACAGCTTTACGACCATCTGAACGACGTCGCCGCGCCGCCTGCGGTGGTCAAGGCTATGGCCGACGAACTTATCAACCTGCGAGAAATAAACCTGCGCCTACGTCAGCAGCAGATTGCTGATCGTCGTCGCTTTTGTAACCCCGCACCTGAGAGCCTTCTTCGTCTCATCAGGATCGATTCAGAAGACAAACAGCAGTAGACAGGAGACGACCCGATGCCGAGCCTTACAGACGGACAAATCAAGAACGCGCTGAAGCGCGTCGCCAAAGCGCAGAAACCTGAAACGCTGGTGGACGGCGAAGGGCGCGGCACCGGGCGTCTCATTCTGGTTATCAAACCCCAGCCGACCCGCGTAACGTCGGTGTTCTATGCTCAGCAGTGGCGCGACGGGAAGCGCAAGCTGAAGAAGCTGGGCGAGTACCCGCACATGAGCCTGGCAGACGCCCGCGAGGTGTTCACCCGCGACTTTTCCGCCACCATCAATAAGGGGGCATCGATCAAGGTCCAGGGCGACACCCGGCCCGGCACCGTGGGCGACCTGTTCGAAGGTTACGCGGACTGGCTGCGGGACAGCGGAAAAATGAGCCACAAGGAGGCCCGGAAAGGCCTGAACAAGATTGCCGATGAGCTGGGCCGGAACCGGCTGGCGCGCGACATCGAGCCGGTTGACGTGCTGAACGTCCTGCGCCCCATCTATGAGCGCGGGAAGAAGGCTATGGCCGACCATGTGCGCAGCTACGTCAGAAGCGCCTACAGCTGGGGTATGAAGAGTGAAAACGACTATCGATCCACCAGCCCCCGGCGGTTCAATCTGGTGAGCAACCCAGCGGCGGGTATCCCCACCGAACCGAAGAAGCCGGGCGAGCGCTGGCTGCGTGAAGATGAGTGGGTGAAGATGTGGCGCTGGCTGCAGAATCCCGACTCTCTCACCCATGAATCCTATCCGCTGGCGATCATGCTGCTAATGCTCACCGGTCAGCGCGTACAGGAGATTTGTACCCTGCATAAAGACCAGTACGACGCCGAAGAGGGCATTATCGACTGGCACAAAACCAAGAACGGCCGCCCCCACGCCATCCCGCTGCCGTCGCTGGCGAAGGAGCTACTGGACAGCATCACGCCGAATGAGCATGGCTGGTATTTTCCCGGACAAAAGGATCCGTCAACGTCTGTGCAGCACCAGACACTCTATAGCTTCCTGTGGCGTCAGCGCGACCGTGGCGTTATTCCGCACGTCACCAACAGAGATCTAAGACGCACATTCAAGACCCTGGCGGGGAAAGCCGGTCTGACGCAGGAAATCCGCGACCGGCTGCAGAACCACGCCCGCTTTGACGTCAGCTCACGCCATTATGACCGGTATAGCTATATGGATGAGAAGCGCGAGGCGATGGATATTTGGGATAAGTTCGTGCGGGACATGATCCGGGATAAGACACCGCCCAGGCTGACGGTCATCGCCGGTACTGAAGCGGCCTAAAAAGCGTCCCTGGCGGTCAGAACATTTATCCTCTTCCTCCTGTG